GAATCAGATTAATGTTCAGCCTGGACAAGAACCGCCTCCGGAAGATGCGGACGCAGAACCAGCGCAACCTGAAGAAGTTAAACCAGAAATGCTCACAGGTGGAAGGTTATATAGCGTTCCCAATATAAATAAAAAAGTAAAACATGGTTGAAAATAAAGGTAGAGAAATTATAGCAAATATGGTTGATGATATAATTCGAGGACGACCAAATGATGCGCGAGCAAAGACATTTGATGTTCTAAAAGACAGAACAACTACTAAAATAGATGAACTAAAAAAAGAATATAATTCTGAACTGTTTGATAAAGAAAATACTTAATCATAACCATAGAAATTGTATAAATAAACATAACAATTCGAATTAGGTTACAAACATGAAAATACTGGCTGCGAATACTCAGAGTACAGCAACAAATTTAAGTTTAGGAAATGCAACTGCAGTTGCGGTTACTACTACTGCTGTCACATTAATATCTATAATAGATAGTGACGGAACAGCATCAGGTACAGACGGAACTCTTGTTGGTTCTATTTCATTACCGGCCAATCAAGTACACATTATTCAAAAAGACGCTGATCAATTTATCAAAGCTAGTGTAACAAACGCGCAATACACACCAATTGCTAGATACGGTTATTAAGGACAACATATGAAACTCATGTGCGAATTAATGGAAGATGTGGAAATGCTCATAGAAAAAGATGAGCATGATAAAAAAGAATACTTTATTAAAGGTGTATTTTTACAAGCAGAACAAAAGAATAGAAATGGAAGAGTCTATCCACTTAGCACAATGCAAAAAGAAGTGGATAGATATTCCAAACAGTATATAGATACTAACAGAGCTTTTGGTGAATTAGGCCATCCGGATGGTCCTACTATTAACCTCGAAAGAGTTTCTCACATGGTTAAGGAACTCAAACAAGATGGTCCAAACTTTGTTGGAAAAGCAAAAATCATGGAAACTCCTTATGGTAAAATTGTCAAAAATTTAATTGATGAAGGAGCTAAATTAGGAGTGAGTTCAAGAGGAATGGGTTCACTAAAAACATTGGGTGGATCACAAGTTGTACAAGATGATTTTCATTTAGCAACAGCCGGAGACATTGTTGCAGATCCCTCCGCCCCTATGGCTTTCGTAGAAGGTATCATGGAAGGTAGAGAATGGATTTGGGATAATGGTATTTTAAAAGAAACGGATGTTCAAGAAATTAAAAACCAGATAGTTAAAGAATTTGCTAAGAAAACCAGAGACGAAACTGCTATTGTATCTTCGTTCGAAACGTTTTTATCAAAGCTTTAATTTTATAAATAATATAACAGTAACTATTATTCTATCATAGATGAGGAGAATGCAAATGTCTGAACAAGAAACTGCCGCGGCTGAACAAGGTGTTGAGCAGCAGACTCTTGCCACAAGTGTGAACGAACTAGAAACATTAGCTCAACAAGCATTGGAATTAGACGGCGAGGCAAGGGAAGAGCTCGTTGAACAGATTAAATCAAAATGCGAAGAAGAAGGGCTATCGGCCACTGAGACTGATGATTTGTTGGAAGAGATAGGTCTTGTTCAGGAAGCACGTAAGGTACAAGAGGACAGTAAAAATCAACCCGGACCTGGAAAAGGTGGTAAAGACGGAGAAGGACCCGCTGCTCAAAAAGTTGAGAAAGCAGATCCTAAAGGTCATGCCGTTCCTGGTTCTGGTACCGCCATGGGTAATCCTGTTAAAGGTAAAGTAAAAAATGCCGATAAAGGTGAACCGATGGATAAAGTAAAAGAAGATAACGATTCAATGCCAAAAACCAAAGCTGGTATGATGGCTGCTGTCTACGAAAGACTCGGTAAACTGAAAAAAGATCAGATTGCTGACAATTACGAGACTATTCTCAAATCTCTAGCTATTCAAGAAAGTACAGACGAAGAAGCTTCAGATTCTAAGCCTTTAGATGTTAAAGATGATATTGACGCTTTAACTGAAGGCGAGGAACTTTCTGATGAATTCAAATCTAAAGCAAGTACAATTTTTGAAGCGGCTGTCCAAGCTAAAGTCAATCAAGTTATGATTGAAAGAGAGCAGGAATTAGAAGAGCAAATGAATCAGCGCTTGACCGAAGAACTTGATTCTTATGTTCAAGAAATCGTAGAGAAAGTTGATAACTATCTCAATTACGTTTCCGAGGAATGGGTTAAAGATAATAAATTGGCCATCGAAAAAGGAATTCGCTCAGAACTGACCGAAGGATTCCTCGTTGGACTGAAGAACCTGTTCACTGAGCATTACATTACTATTCCAGAAGAGAAAGTGGATGTAGTAGATGATCTGTTCGGAAAAGTCGAAGACTTGGAAAAAGAATTGAACGAACAAGTTCAGAAAAACGTTGATGCTCAAACAGAGCTCACACAAATGAAAAAAGATAAAGTCTTATCAACATTGACACAAGACTTAACTGAGACCCAGAAAGAAAAAGTGGCAGAATTAGCTGAAAATGTTGAAGCTGACGATGCAGAAGAGTACGAACAAAAAGTAGAAGTACTCAAAGAAAATTACTTTCCCGCAGAAGATAAGAAAGTTGCTCTGGTCGAAGACGTAGAAACATCAAACAATGACGATGAAAGTGATACAGAAGCTGTTCCGCAAGGAATGGAAAAGTATATGTCAGCTATTTCAAGACATGTTAGATAATATTAATTAATATTTTTTTAAAACAAATTTTATTGATAAACACAGGAGATTAACAATGTTTTTATCTGAAAACTTACAAGAAAAATGGGGTCCCGTTCTTGACCATCCTGATCTTCCTCAGATAAAAGATTCTTATAGAAAAGCAGTAACAGCTGTTTTACTTGAGAATGAGGAAAAATCAATCATGGAAGAAGGTGGTTCTTCTATTTTATTTGAAGCAGCTCCTGCAAACGCTGTTGGTGCCGGTATGGGTACTACAGCCGGAAATATTAAAGGTTATGATCCTGTACTTATTTCCCTAGTTCGCAGAAGTATGCCTCTCTTAATCGCATACGATGTGTGCGGTGTTCAGCCTATGACAGGTCCGACTGGCTTGATTTTCGCCATGAAGTCCCGTTATTCCAGTCAAACTGGTTCAGAAGCACTTTTCAGTGAAGCTGATTCTGGTATTTCAGGTGGAAAAGCTGGCGCTTCTTCAGCACACACAGCTAATGGTAACCCAGCAGCTGCCGCTTCTAGTTCAACTGCATATCTCCCAGGTCGTGGAATGACTACGGCACTTGGTGAAGCACTTGGCGATTCGGCTTCCAATGCTTTCGCAGAAATGGCCTTCTCAATTGATAAGGTAACTGTTACAGCGAAGACACGTGCACTCAAAGGTGAGTACACAATGGAACTCGCTCAAGACTTGAAAGCAATTCATGGTCTTGATGCCGAAACTGAACTTTCCAACATTTTGAGTTCAGAGATTCTGGCAGAAATTAACCGCGAAGTTATCCGCACAATTTACGGTAACGCCAAAACTGGTGCCCAGAACAACGTAGCCACTGCCGGTACATTCGATATGGATGTAGATTCAAACGGTCGTTGGATGGTTGAAAAATTCAAGGGTCTGATGTTCCAGATTGAGCGCGAAGCTAATGCAATCGGGCACGACACTCGTAGAGGAAAAGGTAATATCCTTATGACTTCTTCAGATGTTGCTTCCGCACTGCAAATGGCTGGTGTACTTGATTACACACCTGCTCTTTCCGGTAACGATTCCATTAATGTTGACGACACTCAGTCAACTTTTGCTGGAACACTTAACGGACGTTACAAAGTATATGTTGATCCATATGCAACTATTCAAGACACCAACTGGTTCGTTCTTGGATATAAAGGTTCCAGTGCTTATGACGCCGGACTTTTCTACTGCCCATACGTTCCACTACAAATGGTACGTGCGGTTGGTGAGAATAACTTCCAGCCAAAGATTGGATTCAAAACACGATACGGAATGGTATCGAATCCTTTCTCCACAGGAACAGCTGCTTCCAGTGATGGATCACTCACTTACAACACCAACGTTTATTACAGGCGATGTCTCGTTACAAACTTGATGTAATTCTTGTATTAAATTAAGTGATATAAATAAGGGTAAGAGGTTTAATTACTTCTTACCCTTTTTTTATGCTCAACGAGGTATTATGGCAACAGCATCACCAACCGGAAAACTCGGTTCAGATAATATAAATTACCTTTCACCCACCGGCTTTAGATTCATGTGTAATGCTCTGCCGGAAACTCAATTTTATTGTCAAACAGCTAATTTACCAGGTGTTTCAATATCAGAAATACCAGTAGCAGCTATGCATAGACAACATTATGTTGCTGGTGATAATGTAACATTTGATGAATTTATGATTACAATAATATTAGATGAATATTTAAAAAACTGGGAAGAAATCCAAAAATGGATACTTGGCTTAGGTAAACCTTTCGGTTTTGAAGAATATGAAAAACGTAAAACCGCAGGACTTGATACAAATGGTCAATTGTTTGTTTTGACAGGTTCTAAAAACCCTTCACTAAGATTTGATTTTTATAATCTATGGCCGAAATCTATAAGTTCTATTCAATTCGATATAATGCAAACCGATGTTGTATATTCAACATGTGATGTAACTTTTCAATATAACTATTATACAATGACAAGGTTAAACGACCCCACATAAAACATTATGAAATTAAGTGACATTCAAACAATGTGGCAAAAAGATTGCCAGGTTGATGATACAAAATTAGACGCAGAATTATTAAAGCTCCCTAATCTTCATAGTAAATATCTAGGAATTTATAACGACGAATCTCTTGCTCAAAAGAAATTATTTTTTGAAAATAAAAGACTTTTAAAATTTAAAACTATTTGGTATGCCGGAAAGATGAGTGAGGAAGAATTAGAAGAGCTCGGTTGGGAACAATTCAGTATTAAAATCATTAAAGGATATGAACCTAAAATAGAAACATATCTAGCAGGTGATGATGATTTAATCGAAGCAAATCAAAAATTCGAATATCAAAAAATTAAAGTTGAATTTTTAGAGTCAATTATTAAGTCCCTAAATACTAGAGGATATAATATTAAAGCAGCAATTGACTTTTTACGTTTTACGATGGGACAATGATATTAAAGAAAATTGATGATGTCCACTTATTAGTGGAATGTGATAGAAGTCAAGCAGCTGAATTAAACGATTATTTTACGTTTGAAGTTCCGAATGCTAGATTTACACCATCTTATAAGAATGGTTTTTGGGACGGTAAGATTAGACTATTTGATGTAAGAACCAGGAGATTATATTATGGGTTGGCGGAATATGTTAAAAAATTCTGTGAAATCGGAGACTACGATTTACAAGTTGATAAAAGCTTTACGTTCGGTGATAGTGATTACACTTATAATAATAGCACTGAATTATTTAAGCAATTCTCTTTAAGTTTAGAACCTAGAGATTATCAACTAAAAGCTGTAACTCATTGTATTCAGAATGATAGATGTTTACTTATATCCCCAACTGCTTCTGGTAAATCTCTTATAATTTATTTACTTTTAAGGTATTATAATACAAGGAGTCTTATAGTGGTACCAACTGTATCATTAACACAACAGATGTATACAGATTTTCAAGAATATAGTAAAGACTGGGACGTAGAAAAACATTGTCATATTATAAGTGCTGGTGCGGAAAAAGAAACCGATAAACCAGTAGTTATATCAACCTGGCAATCAATATATGGCTTACCTAAAAGCTATTTTGAAAGGTTCGAATTCATGGTAGGTGATGAAGCTCATCTATTTAAAGCCAAATCTTTAACCTCTGTAATGAGCAAATTAAAAAAATGCAGACGTAAATTTGGTACAACGGGTACATTAGATGATACTCAAACTCACAAGTTAATTCTTGAGGGATTATTCGGTCCAATTTTTAATGTAACACAAACAAAAGATTTAATTGATGCAGGTTATCTTTCTAAATTTTCTATTAAAGCTCTGATTTTAACTTACACTGAAGAAGTGAAAGCTGAATGTAAAGGTTTTTCATATCAAGATGAAATGGATTATATAGTAACACATCCTAAAAGAAATAAATTCATTAGAAATCTTGCATGTGATCAACAAGGAAATACTTTACTTTTATTCCAATTCGTTGAAAAACATGGCAAAGTATTATATAATATAATAAAAGAAAAAGTGGGAGAGAATAGAAAAGTATTTTTTGTATATGGAGGAGTTGATGGATCAGATAGAGAAGAAATTAGAAAAATCACAGAAAAAGAAAAAGATGCAATCATCGTTGCAAGTTTTGGTACCTTTAGTACTGGTATCAATATTAGGAATCTTCATAACATCATTTTTGCTAGTCCTACTAAGTCTAAAATAAGAAACTTACAATCAATAGGAAGAGGATTAAGAAAAGGTGATAATAAAGAGGAAGCGACTTTGTTTGATATAGCTGATGATTTGTCTTATAAATCTTATACTAATTACACTCTCAAACATTTTAAAGAAAGAATCAATCAATATAATGAACAACAATTTAAATACAACATGTTTCACATTAGGATATAATATATATTTTCCCGTTGGCATCAACATTAAATATTATAACATGTTTTTAAAAAAATGTCAACCCGTAAATTAATCCTTGATATTATTAAAGAAATTAGGTATAATATAGGCAATTATGGATAAGTTCGAAACAGCAACAAAAGTTTTATTTGATGAAGGAAGGATACTTTTACCTACTAATAGGTGGGCGAAATATCATCAATTAGAACATGAATTATATCACCATAATAGTATAGATTCTGTATTTTTAAATGAACTTAATGTAGATCTATCTAAAATGGTTAGTATTATAACCGATTATGGTTATGGTGATATTGTCTGTAATATGAATTATTGGATATGGTTAAACGAGATAAGACCCGTAAGATTGAAAATTTTATATGATGATACTCATGTGAAAAATGCATTTAGTAATAAAGAAACCACTTTAGAAAAAATTGATTATATGGTTAAAGAGTGGGGTTCTAATATTGAATATAAATTTACTAAAATAAGAAGATCTTATGGAAATATCCTGAGAACTTATAAAAGCGCTTTAAAAGGTAAAAGTCTTTTTCAACATATAGATAGGAACCATAGAAATATGTGGTACAAATATTGTCCAACTAATATGGAACAATATGTGTTTAACCCACTTTCAACTCAAATGGAATGGTATCCTACTAAAACACAGTGGAAAAGACCTAAAAAAGATATCGTTTGTGTATACAGATATACTCCGCCAATTGGTTGGGATTTAATTTCAAATAATTCCTTTGCTAACATTGGCGACAAAATGATATCGCAGGATGAAAAAGTCGTTTCAAAATATTGGAATGATTTAGAAAAAGAATTGAAAAAAGCTAAACGTAGTATAGAATATCTTGATTATACTATGACACCTAAACAACTTATGGATAAGATTTCTAAGTGTTCTTATTTGATATCTTCACGAGGTGGTTTTTCTTATCTAGCACAACTTATAGGTACTCCATCAGTAATTATTTTTCCTCCAGCTAATATGATTCCGGAAAGAGATTACACCCCACAAAGCATTCAATTTCATCAAAAAACAATGAAGTTATTTGATCCTAAAGAAATAGCTAATGTTGATATAGATAAATTGGCTTCTCAAAATACTATGCAAAAAACAAATTTGTGGCACAAAAAGAAATCATATCCTACTTTAGAATCAATGCAAAAATTAGAAAGAGATGTAAATAAATTTCAAGATGAAATAGTGAATGTTTATATAGAAGCATTAAAACAAGATAATGAAAATGAAAAAGCCGCGGCTAAGGAAGCGAAGGCTAAATCTAAAAAGAGAGGTAAAAAATAAATGAAAGGTAATTATGGGCTGGTTTAGTAAGGTCAAAGAAAAATTGATGAAATCAACACAGGTCGCGAAAGAAGCACAAGAGAAGACTGAAGAAATATCAAAGCAGGTAAAGAAAAAAGCTACAAAAGCAGCAAAGAAGACAGTTAAAAAAGGAAAAAAAGTAGCGAAGAAAGCTGCTAAAAAAGTAAAAAAACAAGGTAATTTTAGTTAGATGTCAAACGCAGAAGAAAAATTAATATCAACTATTACATTAGTATCTTTTACATGTTTATGGTTTTTGGTAATTTCTATGTTTGTTTTATTAGTGTACCAATCAGTAGTACACCAAAATCAAATAGATGAGCTTTTAGAAGCTTTTGAATTCTTTAACAGTTTCAGAGAAAGACTACAGGATGGCTAGAGCGAAATCAATACATTATGTAGATAATAAAAAATTTCATGAGGAAATGGTTAATTATAAAAACCATTGTGCAGAAGTAAAGAAAAAAGAACCTGATGCATTAGTACCTATTATACCAGATTATATCGGCGACTGCTTTATGAAAATTGCAGAGAGGTTAAGTCTAAGACCTAATTTTGTCAATTATACTTTTAGAGATGAAATGATATCAGACGGAATAGAAAACTGTGTGCAATCAGCACATAATTTTAATCCAGAAAGATCTTCCAACCCGTTTTCTTATTTTACCCAAATTATATATTTTGCTTTTATCAGAAGAATTCAAAAAGAAAAAAAGCAACTATATATAAAATATAAAACCATTCATAACAATAGTATGTTGTCTGACAGTGTTGCAATATCTGAGCACGATGCAGACGAACACGCACTTAACGTTGAAGTTTTATCAGAAGAGCAAAAAGCAAATATGTATAAATTCGTAGGCGATTTCGAAGAAGCTAAAGCAAGAAAATCTAGAAAAACTACCGCAAGTGGAGCAAATACATTGGTACCTTACATGGTGGAGGCCGATACGAAGACATGAAAACAGCTATACTTACGGATACCCACTTTGGGGCCAGGAATGATAGTGTAGCGTTTTCTAGTTATTTTACCAAATTTTACGAAACTATATTCTTTCCTTACCTTAAAGAACATAATATAAAAAATCTTATACATATGGGAGATGTATTTGATAGACGAAAGTTTGTTAATTACAAATCTTTATATGATGCTAAGCATATGTTTTTTGATCCTCTGGCAGAACATAATATAGAATGTCACATGCTAGCAGGTAATCATGATACATTTTATAAAACCACTAATGAAGTAAACTCTCCGGCACTTTTATTAAAAGAATATTCTAATATTACAACTTATAGTGATCCATGTGAATTAACAAATAGTAATTCAACGTTTGTGATGATGCCGTGGATATGTAAGGGAAATTATGATGCTGCCGTAGAATTAATTTCAAATACTAAATGTGATATAATGTTTGGTCATTTAGAAATAGATGGCTTTGAAATGATCAGAGGACAATTTTGTGCTGATGGTTTAGATCGTAAATTATTTGATAAATTTGATATGGTCTTTAGCGGACATTTTCATCATAAATCAGATAACGGTACTATCTATTATCTCGGAAATCCATATCAAACTAATTGGATGGATTTTAAAGATCCACGAGGATTTCATATATTTGATTTTGAAACAAGAGAATTAACATTTGTTGAAAATCCTAATGAAATGTTCCATAAGTATTTTTATAATGATTTAGAATGGACAACAGAGACAGCACAAGAATTAAATTTTGATGCATGGAAAAATTGTTATATTAAAATAATTGTTGAAAACAAAACTAATCCATATTTGTTTGATGTAATATTAGATAAAATGTATAAAGCTGGAGTAGGAGATGTTACAATTGTTGAATCCTTTGCTGAGTTAGATAACGAAGAAACTATTATTGATGAGGCGCAAGATACCATGACTATTTTGTCAACATATATAGAACAGATGGAGACTGTGGCAGATAAAAAAAGACTTGATATTTTAATGAGAAACCTATATAATGAATCCTTAACCTTAGAGTAACATGGGCGACACTGCAAGTTGGTGGTATAAAGATAGACTACCTGAATTACAAAGAGAACTGGAAGCTGAAAAAGATCCGGTAAAAAGAGAAGCGATTAAGAGGAAAATGAGAGGCGATTCAGAACCCACACCTATAAAAGAAAAAACAGAACAAATTGAACTTGATTTACCTGAGAAACAATTATTTGATTTAATGATTATGGCTCATGAAAATGATATAACGTTAAATCAGCTTGTTATTCAAGTGCTAACGAATCAACTAAAAGATAATGAATATACATTTGAAAATGGTTCAAAGCCTAAATTTTTAGTTGAGAACGAATGATAACATTTAAATCCGTCCGTTACAAAAATTTTTTAAGTAGCGGCAATGTCTTTACTCAGATAGATCTTGATAGATCTAAAACAACTCTTATCATTGGAGAAAACGGAGCGGGCAAAAGTACTATGCTCGATGCGTTAACGTTTGGATTATTCGGGAAACCATTTCGAAGTGTTAATAAACCTCAATTAGTAAATTCAATTAATGAAAGAGAAGCGGTTGTTGAGGTTGAATTTTATGTCGGTAAAAAACATATTTTGGTCCGCAGAGGAATTAAGCCAAATATTTTCGAAATAGAAACAGATGGTTCTCAATTACAACAAAATGCAAACGTAAGAGATTTTCAAGAATTTTTAGAAAAAAATGTTTTAAAGTTAAATTATAAATCATTTACTCAAATAGTAATTTTAGGAAACTCTTCATTTGTTCCTTTCATGCAGTTGAAAGCAGCAGACAGAAGAGATATCATAGAAGACTTGTTAGATATTCAAATATTTTCTTCTATGAATAATGTTCTTAAAACATATGTATTAGAGAACAAAATAAAAATAGATGAAAATAAATCTTCCAGGGATTTGCTCCAAAATAAAATAGATTTAAAAGAAAATTATATTTCAAAATTAAAGCATAAAACTAAAACTCTTATAACTGGCTATGAAAAAGATATTACAAAATCTTTAGAAGAAAAAGAATCTCGTTTAACACAAATTAGTGAACTTAATAAAACAGTTGAAGATCTTTTAAATGAAGTATCTGATGCTAACGAAGTAACAGAAAAACATGATAAACTTACAGAATATCAACGTTCCATTCTCAGAAATGTTGATTCCGAACAAAAGAATATCACCTTCTTTGAGTCAAACGATGACTGTCCGACATGTAAGCAGAACATCGACCACGCCTTCAAACACAAAGAAATTATACAAAAGCAAGAAAAGATCAAAGAATTTAAAAATGCAGTCAATAAAATTGATGGAGAACTTGAATCAACCAGAGCACGATTATCTGCTATACAATCAATTCAAGGAAACATACAAAACCATCAAACGTCCATACAAACAATCAATAATGATATAAGTGTAATTGATCAGTATGTTAAAAAACAACAAGATAATATTGAACAGTTAGAACAGGATACTGGTGACATAAAAGAAGAGAAAAAATTATTAAAAGAATACGCAGAAGAATTTAAAGAGATAGAGGCCAAAACAGAAGAATTGATTGATGAAAAATTTATACATGAAACGGCCAGAAATATCTTGAAAGATGAAGGAATAAAGTCTAGAATAATAAAACAATATTTGCCAATCATGAATAAATTGATTAACAAATATTTAACTCAAATGAACTTTTTCGTATCTTTCAATCTTGATGAGAATTTTAACGAAGAAATAAAATCAAGATATAGAGATGATTTTACATATGATTCTTTTAGTGAAGGCGAAAAAATGAGAATTGATTTAGCATTATTGTTCACATGGAGAACAGTTGCGAAATTAAAAAATTCAGTTAATACTAATTTATTAATATTAGATGAAGTATTTGATAGTTCTTTAGATGGAGAAGGCACTGATGAATTTATGAAGATAGTCAATGAACAAGGAAACAACACAAATGTTTTTGTAATTTCTCACAAAGGAGATACCTTATATGACAAATTTAGAGTACATATGAAATTTGAAAAACGAAAAAACTTTAGTGTAATATTATGATTAAACCTTTGTTACCAGAAGGTCATATTGATTTAGAAACAGAAACTATTCCATTTAGTTTCTGGAGTCCTCCTATTAACCCTACTGAATTCCAGGATGAATTAATAGAAAATATGCAACACTATAAAGGAGCTGGTTTAGCTGCTAATCAATTAGGTTATAAGTATAGTGTTTTTTCTATGAATCACGAAGGAAATAATATGGTATTGTTTAACCCTCAAATTATTGAAGAGTCTGAAGATTATGTTTGGGAGGTTGAAGGGTGTTTAACATATCCCGGACTGTTCATTAAAATTAAGCGACCTAAAAGTTTATCGGCGTCATGGGAAGATGCAAATGGAGAAAATTTTTCAGGTTATTTTTCCGACTTATCCGCTCGGATTTTTCTACATGAGATGACCCATATAAAAGGGGAAATTTTTTATGAAGAAGCTAGTCGGTTTCATATACAAAATGGAAGAAGAAAAAGAAGAGCAAATCTTAAAAAAATAAAATACTCGAGTCCAGCATTATGGCAAAGTCATTTAAACAACAAAAAACAAGAGAGAATTTTAGCAAAGACGTTTTGAAAAAAATGTCAAAAAAGGAAAGGCGATTCAATAAGGAATTGGCCAATCAATATGTCGATGATGAAGTCGACGACTTCGAAGAAGAGGAATATGAGTACAGTAACCGAGAGTAATCAACCCAGAATATACAAATATAACAGTACAAAGGAATACGTAGATAAGTTTCCGTGTGCATATAGACAATGGAAAGCAGATAGTCATTGTAATGTTATTCACGGATATAGTTTTAGTATGAGATTCTTTTTTGGTACTGATCATTTAGATGTTAGAAACTGGGTTGCTGATTATGGTGGTCTGGGAGAACTTAAAAGTTTCTTAGATGAAATATTTGATCATACATTGTTAGTAGCAGAAGATGAGCCACACATGGATCTTTATAAACAATTGGAAGCAGCGGGTATAGCAAAACTTACTGTATTACCAAAACTTGGATGTGAAGGTCTTTCTTCAATGTTATACAAATATATGAATGGAGTGTTTATTCCTGATATGTGGGGGCCAGGTGAAGCGGAAAGACTTTGGTGTTACAGAGTAGAAGTTCGTGAAACACAAAGTAATATGGCTTGGCGTGAAGGTCATAGAGAATGGAATGAAGATTTATTTAATGTAGACGGATAAAAATGTCAAAAATTAGATATTCAGAATACTTTTATAGTATTCAAGGTGAAGGTAGATTTGTAGGTGTACCAAGTGTATTTTTAAGATTGTTTGGATGTAATTTTGAATGTCCGGGATTTGGACAGCCCAGAGGACAATTAATTCCACGTGATGATATGCCTTGGAAAAATCTTGACATTAGTCAATACAAAAGCATTGAGGAATTGCCTGTAATGAAAATAGGATGTGATAGTTCTGCTAGCTGGGCAAAAGAATATATGCATCTAACAACATTTGTAGAACATTTTGCTTTAGCTGAAATGCTAACCGAAATGCTTCCTGATAATAAATGGTTTTATGAAGAAAACAATCAGGATATTCATTTAGTCATTACAGGTGGTGAACCAATGATGTGGCAAAAACAATTACCAGATTTATTGGATCATCCTTTACTTGAAAATATTAAAAATATTACATTTGAAACAAATAGTACATTTGCTTTGACTGATAAGTTTTTTGAATGGTTATATAGATACAGTTTATATGATCATCACATTACGTGGTCATGCAGTCCAAAATTAAGTATAAGTGGTGAGGATTGGGATAAAGCAATTAAACCTGAAAATTGGGAACAATATAAAGAAATTCCTAATTCTCATTTATATTTAAAATTCGTAGTTCAAGATGAACAAGATATCGAAGAAATTAAATCAATAGATTTCGGACCATCTTGGAAGAATGATATTTATTTAATGCCATGCGGTGGAACAGCTGAAATGTTAGATAACACTAAATTTAATGTTGCAGAAATCGCGATGAAACACGGTTTTAAATATTCACCCAGATTGCATGTAGATTTATTCGGAAATAAGTGGGGTACTTAATATTATGAATATATAATTTTCCTAAATAATGTATAAGGAGAATTATATGGCTTCCATTGTTAATATATTTGCAGATCAAGGTTCAGATTATACTTTAACTTTAACCGCCAAAGATGGTGTCGGTAATGTTACTGATTTAACTGGTTATACAGCTGAAGCATATTTTCAAAAATGGTCTGGTTCAAATAAAGTATATAAATTTACCACAACTATAACAAGTCCTACAACAGGCGCTCTTCAATTAAAATTGTTGGGATCTGTTTCTGATGATATTCCTTCCGGTCGTTATAATTACGATGTAGTTATTCACAATTCAACATATGATATAACCAGGCGTATAATAGAAGGCCAATTACACTTACGACCAACCGCGAGTCCTAAAGGGGCAACTTTACTAGAAACCGGTAACAAATTACTACTTGAAAGTTAAAGATGACTTTACTGTACGAAGATGGACGACAAGGAGAAGTTAACTTAATTGCATCACGGGATAGCATAGTTCATTTAGGAAATGTTGATTTCGAAAATTTAACAGTTAACTTAAAACCTAAAGCGGTTGCTGCTGGAGAAAAGGCAGTTGGATTAGGTACCACTAAAGCACCGTTCGGTGATTTATATCTTCAAGGAAACACTCTCACAATATCAACAAAATCCGTTGGAATAACAGAAATATCTGGAACAGAATATTTGAATTTTGGTTCTAATGTTATGATAGGAACATCTGTTATCACTGGCGATAGATTATTAGCTTTTCAAGATGAATTAAATACTTCTTCATTAACCGATGTTAATATTGTAGGAATTGCAGACGATAATTGTATACAGTGGGATGCGGATACTTCAAAATGGGTTGATGCTGAATATACTCAACCGGAAGATTTAGATCTTTCAGCTAGCCCGATTACAGAATTACTTGATATTCAACCTGATTCTTATCAAGCTGGTCAGATGTGGCAATATAGTCCGTCAGTTGGTAAATGGAAAGCTTTTAATTCAAACGCACTTGAATGGACAGATTTCAAAGCCACAGGTAGTTTTACAGTTAATTCCGAAGCAGTATGGACAACAACACGAACAATTCAAATTAATGCGGGAGAGGTTGTATGCGATAGTTTTAGCATAAATACCTATAATTCCGCTAAATATTTTATCTCCTGCGAAGATTATACTACGGATAATAAAGGTTACTGGGGTGCCCAGGTAACTTTAGTTCATGATGGCGTTTCAGATACTAGTTTCTCAGTTTATAGTGAAGTAGAATTAGGATCAATTTCAATGTTCCCCGGAATCGCAGCAGATGTATCAGGAGGAAACGTTCGATTAAAAATTACCACTACTTCAGATCAACAAGTAGTAACTTCTCATCGGACTAGTATAACGAAATATACTTCGTAACATTTAAGGAATTTAATGGCGCAAGAGTACGCAACCGTACAATTAGGTATAATTGATTTAGAAAATTTAACAGTTAATTTAAAACCAAAAGCCCCAGAACCCGGACAAAAACCTGCTGGTTTGGGAACTACTGATGCACCTTTCGGTGATTTATATCTTCAAGGAAATACTCTTACAATATCTACCAAATCAATCGGTATCACAGAACAAGATGGTGTTGAATATTTGGATCTCGGTTCCAATACTAAAATCGGCGCAACTACTATTACTGGCGATAGATTATTAGCTTTTAATGATCAATTGAAATTAGGCACGATGACTGATGTTGCTATCGAAGGTGTAGCAAATGGTGATATTTTAAAATGGAATAAAGCACAAGAAAGATGGGAACCCGGACAAGGCATAACTGCTGATAATTTAGATATATCTAAAAAGACTATCGGTGAATTAAGTGATGTTACACCATCAGTATATGCAGATGGAATGATGTGGCAATATAATGATTCTTTATCTACGTGGAAAGCCGTTGATACTAGTATGTTAATTTTTACTGATTTTCAAGTAAAGGGAACATTTACGGTTAATACTGAAGTAACATATTCCACTACTCGAAACTTTACAGTTACTGCTGGCGAGGTTGTTGCAGATAGTTTTGATATAAATACTTATCGAACTGCCAAGTACATTGTCTCCTGTGAAGATTATACGGTAGGTGCAAAAGCATACTGGACTGGAGAAATACTTTTAGTTCATGATGGAACGAATACAAGCCACACAGTATATGGCGAAGTGGAGATAGGGGCGATTTCAATGAGCCCCACTATTGCTTCAGATATAGACGGATCAAACGTTCGATTAAAAATCACCACTTCTTCAGACCAACAGATGGTAACTAGCCATCGGACAGTGTGTACTAATTATAGTGGTTATTCATGATAACCAATAGTAGAACATTTAAGGAAATAACCTATGGCACAAGCACAGTTTAGAGTAAGGGGTGGCTTACTATCAGATTCAGATTTAACTCTTAATAATACCCCTACCAATGGATCAGTAGCAACTGACGGTAAAATTTTACAAATAGACAATAGTTCTAATGTCCATAGCCGCACATTCGCTCAGGTAAAAGGTGATATAGATGCCGGCTTGTTAAATGGAGTCGTTGCTGGAGATGGTATAGGAGTTACCGCAGTACAGGGTGGTGGAATTGGAACTGATACACAAACGATTTCATTAGATACACCATCCCAAGTAACTACTGCTACCACAGATGCGGTCACAGCAGATTCTCATACTCACTCAATTGATCATTCCAATGATACCAGTGGTGCTAGCGCAGCGAAATTATTGTCAGCAAATACAACTGGTGGAGTAAAAGTACAAAATCTAGCGGCAGCCGGAGACGCAACGTTTTCCGCGAACGTAACCATTGATGGAAGTTTATTCGTTGATGGTGCCCTCACATATGTAAATGCAACAAATTTAAGTGTTAGTGATCCTTTAATTACCCTATCAGCAAATGGCGATGCCGTTGCACCAACACACGATCAAGGCCTTATGGTCAACAGGGGAACATCAGCAAACACCGCATTTATATGGGATGAATCAGAAGATGAATTTACATTTATTACAACTACTGACGGTGGAACTTCAACAGGAAGTTTAACTGTTACGACTTATGCTAATGTTAGTTCTTTAGAATATCATGCACGAGGAACAGTTGATGCAACAAGTGGAACTACTGGTACCATCCGAACAGCTGGTGGTATAGGAGTCGCGCAATCACTTTTTGCCAATGTAGTACACGCAGACGGTACAGCAAATGCTACATCTAATACAACAGGACAATTACTATCATCTGGTGGATTAGGAGTTGCAAAAGCGGCCGTGATAGGTGGAGATTTAACTACTTGGACAGATACGTATTCAAAAGATATATCACGAACTTTGACCGCATCTGCTACTATAGCGGACGGAGCGAACGCTTATTTATTTGAAGTTCCTATAGCCAGTTGGTCAGCAGGTGAATGTGCTTTAAAATTAAAAGCAAGTGCTAATGAAACCGAATTTCGTAAGTATCTATTTTGCGAAAGTGGAAGTGGAACAGTAGATAATAACCAATATGGTGGATTAGGCCATGATATTACAGCAACCATAACTTTTGAAACAACTGACGGTTCTGGTGGTTCCGGATCATCTCATATTGCAATGAAAGTCGCAAATGCGGATGGGGTCAGTATTACAGCAAAAGTAGAAGCAACCTTTTATAGTGTATAAACGATATGTCAGCAGTACCATTTAAAGCAGCGGGTGGATTGGATGTCGCCGGAGGTGATTTAAAGTTATCTAATATCGGAACAGGTACACCAGCCGGTGGTGGAAGAATTCTTTCACTAGCGACAGACGGTACAGCCCATTACAGAACATTTGGTAATTTAAAAGCAAATATAGATGGTGGTCGATTAGATCAAATTACCGCCGGTAATGGAATGACAGTTACTGCCCTACCAGGTGGTGGTATAGGAGATGATAGTCAAACAGTTACATTAGGAACACCGGATACATGCACCGTAAGTTCTACAGATGCCGTTACCGCAGGATCACACACTCACGCAATTGGTCATTCTAATGATGTCAGCGGTGCTAGCATGGCAACATTGTTATCTGCGAATACGACCGGCGGAGTTAAATTAGAATCTGCTCACGTTGCTACCACGTTAAAATTTACAGATCATGCATCGGCACCCGCAGTAAAAACTAATAAGTTATATGCCAATTCTACTTCATTATATTGGGGAACAACTGATTTGCAGGTCGGAAGTGATGCGAATAACCAAGCATTAATGCAAAGTCATGCAATTGTAATGGCGATTGCACTAGGATAATTTAAAGGATACTTACTCATGGCAAGTGCGTTTAAAAATAGAACATTAAGAGCAGTTGGCACATCTCCTACAGATATTGGAGCAGCCGTTGCGGCTAGTACAGAAGTGACTGTAATAGGCTTATCTTTAGCAAATATAACTGGCTCCGGTGCAAAAGCAACTGTTACAATAAATGATGGAACAAATACAACTCATATAGTCAAAGATGCAGCTGTCCCTGCCGAAGCTAGTTTAGTAGTGGTCGGAGGAGATATGAAAGTGGTTATGATGACAGGAGATAAACTTATCGTCACTAGTGATACAGCATCAAGTCTTGACGTCCACATGTCTTATTTGGAGATAACATAAAATGCCTTATATCGGATCAGTACAGGGAACAACTAAGGATCCGCGCATTCCAGACGCATCCGCAACGACAGGCCACGTTTTAACAAGCGACGGTACTTCTTGGCAAACTCAGGCAGTTCCAACCGAACTTCCACAGTCCGGAATGACCGCAGATCAAGTTTTAAAATATGATGGTTCAGCTTGGACTTATGGCGAAGGTGGAGGTGGCGGCGGATCAATGAAAGCTACCGCTTCTGGAACATTATCAAATGGTGATAAAGTAATTCTTCAAAATGACGGAACAGTAAAAAAAGTAGGAGCCGGTGCAGGAACATGGGATGTATCAGATACACTAGTAGATGATAATAACACCCAAGCTATGTCTCTTCGGTCATGGGCTTTCATTACTTATGATCCAAATAATGTAAATAAATTTGTTATTGCTTATGTAGATTCATCTAGTGAGTCTCCCGATCACAAAATAACAATAGAAGTAGGTTCTATATCTGGTACGACCATATCATTTGGATCTCCACAAGAACTTTCTTCATCAACTTTGAATAGTGGTGCTAGCATTAGTCAAAGAATTGGTGCCCATTTTCATCCTTCAATTGCGAATTTAATAATATTTGCTTGGGGTGATCAAAACGGTGTACAGGTGGTCGCGGGTGAGGTCGGAGCTTCCTCAATAACCCTTGGAACTCAACGAACCATGTCTCCATCTAGCACAGATAGCAATTCCATGTATAGTGTAGATCTTAGTTGGGATAAAGAAGGTTCAATAGCTCGAAGATTTGTATGTATCTATGCACGGTTTCAGCCAGGAAATCCACCGCTCTCTGAAAATGGTGAAGAAGTAGGAGTATTTTCAGGAATGGTAAGTTCTGATGCCGGCGCAGATATAACGTCTGATGGTTCAAGTGCTGGACTGGGTACAAATGTTTTAGTATGGGCCACAAGCGACCCAGCACCACCCGGCGAAGCTGGAATGACGGCACAAAACCCATGCGTAAGATGTGATCCTTTACAAGAAGGAAGATTTGTAATAATGTGGACTGAAAATCCGGGAATGCCCGGCGGTACAATGGTTAACGTTTGTTCATTAAACTCCACCACTACAATTACTAAAGAGGCAAATCGTACATTAAGTTCAGATGGTGGAACAAATGTTAACTGGGTGGAATTTCTTGGTGCAACTTCAGAAATGATTTTCGTGTATAAAAATAACAGTTACCAATCTTGTTTACGACATGCTTCATTTAATTTACCTGATAATTTTACTTTTGGAACTGAAAAAATCTTTGATACGAGTACATCTTATTCTCTCGGGCGACCATTAATGTCACCGCTTTCCAATACAAAGTTTCATGCTGTTTATTCATATGATAATAAAGTTCATGTAAGAGGATTCGGTATTTCTGGGACCGCTCCCTCCCCTGTAGTAATTGCTAATAGTGCCGGAGCATCAGTTGAATTAGATACCGGATGGATAATGAATGATTTATATGCTGCCAGTGATTTGCAATCTACTGAACCAAGAATTATGGTAGTAGGTAACGCCGGTGGAGCACCATCGAATTATTCTACCTTTACTACAGCAAAAATAGGAACTGAAACACCGGGTTCATCAAATCTTACCGAAGAAAATTTTATAGGAATTTCTGACGGAGCATATGCAGATGCCGCCGAAGCAACTATTCAACTCGCAGGAGCAGTTGATGATGCACAATCGGGTCTAACAGTTGGAGCAACATATTATGTTCAACCCGATGGAACTTTATCTACCACAGCACATGCAGAAACCAAAGTTTTAGCAGGTCAAGCTGTTTCAGCAACAAAATTATTGATTGCTGATAGTTTAGCCGAACAAAAAGCACGTGTACAAGCAAATGCTTATGCTATAACTGTTAATACGTACGCTGCGTCTGTTAATACAGCGGCTCATGCTTATACCGATGCGGAAACACTCACTGTTAATAATTATGCGGCTTCTGTTAACACTGCCGCTCATTCTTATGCTGACACAAAACATGCCGAAGCACTTGCCGCGGATACGCCTGCAGTAATTGGTGGTCAGGTTGAAGCAACAGCAAATGGTGCAATAACTGACGGGCAATGTTGTATTATTGAATCAGATGGAAAAGTAACCGCAGTAGCAAATTCAGGTACAGCACTCGATACCGTTACTTCAGATAATAACGCCGCAGACTTAGGTATAAGATCTCAAGATTCATGGTCTTTTGTAGATTATTGTGGTACCGACAATACAAAATTTGCAATAGTATACGAAAATGCAACTGGACAAAAACTTGTCGCAAAAATTGGAACAATAGGCGCCGGAGATGCCATAACATACGGAACTGCCGTAGATGTTACCGCAGCGATCTCTAATAATACTCAACCAGTAATTAAGTTTCATCCAAAAAAATCAAATTTAATAGGAGTTTTTTGGGGAGATGAGAACGGAGTATTCTTTAAGTGTGGAACTGTTTCAGGGACAGATATAACTTGGAATGAAACAGGTCAATCTGCTGCCATGGCAGCCGAAGCAGGATGTAACGGTGGTCAAGGAGCAACTTTTTTTGATTGGGATCCTTTGCATACAACAACTAATAGAGCGGTCCTGTCATACCAATGGACGATTTCGGAAGGAGATAAAACTTCCAAAATAATTGCTTGTACTTGTGGTGATGACGGAACTTCCATTACTTTCGGATCAGAGGTTGATATACATACTGCCAGTAATCAGGCACCTTCAACTCAATTCACTTTAACTATGTCTCCAACCACGGAAGGTAAGGGTTTAGTTTCATATAAACTTAATGATAGTGGTGGTGGAAAAAACCCAGCCATGAAAATTTTCACAGTATCAGGAACTACTGTTACTCTAGGTTCTGAAATTCATTTAGGATATAATGGAAACGATTACTTCAGAGAGAGTGATGGTTCCGTTTATTCAGCATGGAATCCCGCTGTAACAGATCAATTTGTTTTCTCAGGAAGAAAATCTAGTGATCCACGCGTTGCAATTGGAAATGTTTCAGGTACTTCAGTAACTTGGGGAGCTTATCTTGAATTTGGATCTGGACAGTCAGAGCCCGCATTTATTCCATTTTTCGGAAATGATGGATCTAATAGATTTTATGTAGCAGGAACTGTATGGAAGAGTCTCGGAGACAGATATTTAAATGTTGTCGGAATGAATATTAATCAATCAACATATGCAATAACAATGGAAGGATCCATGGTTGAATGTCAAGTACATGATTGGATCAATAACAGCGTTGCATGGCCATGGTACGCCACTGCGTCTCCTAATGGAGCAAAATGCTTACTTCAATCACTTGCTTTAAGTAGTGGAAATGTAATGACTTCTACCGTTGATATTGGCGCTGAGGGTTCAGCAAATCTTACTGAAACTAATTTCATTGGAGTTGCCGCTAATACTGTTGCAGATGGTGCTACCGTAACCATTCAGACCGCCGGAGGAGTTTCAGATGCACAATCCGGTTTAACAGTTGGAACAAAATATTATGTTCGAGAAGATGGTTCATTAGCTATAACACCGGGAACGCCTTCAGTTCTATTAGGTACCGCGATAGCCGCAACAAAAATTTCAATTGCGGATCCGTTTGCGCTTCCTCCGGCTGCCGGTGGTGGTGGAGGTGGTGGTGGTCTACTTTCAGCTACTGCTGATGGAGCACTAGCAGACGGTGATAGAGTTATTCTTAAGAGTGATGGAAAAGTTGCAAAAATTGCAGCTACTTCATCCGGATCCGATTCTGTTACCGATAATGGACAAGACGAATCTACTGGAATAAGACAGGATAGTTGGCCAATGAGAATAGCAGCCGACCCTTTTGATGATACTAAATTTGCAATACTTTATACAAATTCCGGTGGTTATCTATCGGCTAAAATTGGTACTGTAACAGCAGGAACAAATGCAATTTCATTTGGAACTGAAGCAACATTTGAATTAGCAACTGGTGGTGAAGGCGCTGAAAATCATTGCGAAGCCGAAATTGTATGGAATACAAAAGCTGCAAATTTATTCGGGGTAGTTTCTGGTAATACAACTGGTCCATGTATAAATTTTGGAACAGTTTCAGGCACAACTATTACCGCAGTAGGTTCAGGTGCTGTGTTAAAATCACAAGACTGGTCATCAGACGGAAAAATTACTTTGGCTTGGGATAAAAACTATTCCGGAGCAGGTAATAGATTCATTTGTGCTTATACACTTAATGATCAGATGAGCATGGCAGTTTCTAATACTTATCTACGTTGTGGTACTGTTACCGATGCAGCCGGAAGTTATGCTGTAGGAACTGAGGTAGATGGTTGGAACAACGGAGGAGGAAGTGATTATCCGCAGTATGGTCATATGCCTATGATAGAAGATCCTGGAACCGAAGGTAAAGGTGTTTTCACGTGGATTGACGGTAATGATGGTTCAAAACCAAAATGTGCAACTTATAGTTTAAGCGGAACTACTGTTTCTGTGGGAACAACCGCAACAATAGATGCTTCAAATGGTTCATCTACATCTTATCTGGATTGGATGCCAGGTACTCAAAATTTTATATTTGGATGGCGTAAAGCATATTATCCAAATTTAATTATAGGTACAGTATCAGGTACTACTGTTTCTATGGGAACAGCTTTTGAAGTACATAGCTCACAAGATGAAGCTTATATACCCAAATTTGGATTAAATCCAACAACAAAAGTTTACGGATTTGGAAATAAAAATCAGCAACTTTACGGCCGCGCATTCACCATATCCGGTACAACTATTTCTAGTTTGCAGGCCGATCCAGGAACTGCTTTATATGGATTGAATCAAATGGGGATGCATTATAGAGCCACAGTACAAAAAGATGGTGTATCAGCGGTATTCTATGGTGTAAATGGTAGTAATGCTTCCGATTATAATGTTTTTGGAACTGCTACAATTGGTGAATCAGGAGCTTCAAATCTCACAGCTTCTAACTTTGTAGGAATTGTTTCCGGAGCAGTCGCAGACGGCGCAACAGCTAATGTTCAAACGTCTAGTTCAGTTGATGATGCTCAATCTGGATTAACACCCGGTTCCGATTATTACGTACAATCGGACGGTACATTAGCAACAACTCCAGACTCAACGCTTGGAGCAATATTGGCTGGTAAAGCAGTGGCTGCTACAAAGTTGTTAATCGCAGATCCACGGCCACCTGAACCCGTTAAACCAGGTGAATTTGAAATAGTCGCAGATGGAGCGCTTACTAAAGGAAAACCAGTTATTGTAACTTCCGGTGGAAAAGCAAAAGCAATTAGTAGTAATCTTACCACGGAGAATTTTGTAGGATTTGCAACAGATACATATGCGGATGGAGCAACAGCTAAAATCTTAACATTCGGAAATGTTGAAGCAAATCAAACCGGCTTAACACCAGGTGAAATGTATTATGTCCAAAATGATGGGACATTAGCAACAGGATCAGATCCTGGAGTAACAGTTATTGCCGGAACAGCAATTGCCGCTACTAAATTAGTAATTTCTAGAGGATAAGCTAAAAAAATTATATAATGTAATGTGTGGATTTTTTGGTATAAGCGATAGATCTCTAATTGATACAGATTTAAATGACGTAAATGAGAGAGGCGAATTTAGCTTCTCTTATTATGGTCATGACCGGTCATTTTTTCATCAAAGTGTTCTCCCCGTTACTGGAACTTTTCCAGGCCAACAAGTATTTAATGTAGATGATTATTATTTTACTTACACAGGTGAAATATATAATGCTCCTACAAAAGGTTATGCCAATGATACAGAATGGTTAGCAGAAAAAATAAGAAGACAAGATTATAATTTTGATGATGTAAACGGCCAATATGCTATTTCTGTTTATGATAAGAAAAATTCCACTATAACACTAATTAGAGATCCTATAGGTCAAGTACCTCTTTTTTATTATAATAAAAATTGTTTGATTTTTAGTAATACAATAAAATCTATAGCAACAACTGTTAAAACAAAATTAGATAAGGATTTCCTTAAACGTTGGCATCAATTACGGCATTATACATTAGATAAAACTCACTATAAAGATATTAAGTTATTTCCTAAAGGTTTAATAATAACTTATAACATGCGCGGTAAAGCCCTTAAATCGCGCATTATTAAGCCAAAACGAATATATGATGGTAATATATTGAAACTATTAAAAAACATGAAACAACCGTATTTAAGCCATCGAGTTAATTGCGGAATAGTTTCAGGCGGAGTAGATAGTTCTATTGTATCGGCTCTTTTTAAAGATAAATTAGATTGTTATGTGACAACGATCAATAAAGATAAATGCTGGGCTTCAGCCGATGTTGAAAAATATGGATTTCCAGATTCTTTAAAAGAAGTTAAAAATGATGAAAAACAATGGTGTGAAGCCGCAATAGAATATATTCAAAAATCTTATATGATTCCTTATACGTGGAGTTATGTTGGTTATTATATAATGGGTAAAGCAATGAAGCCTTATGCAAAAGTAATGGTGACAGGTGAAGGAGCAGATGAAATATTTGGAGGATATGATTTATATAAAAGTAATAAACTTTCCAAATATTCTAAAGTAACTGATGGAAAATTTTTAAATGCTAAATATAAGCAACAAATCGGAAAACAAATCTCAAAATTTAATAATGTAGCACAAGCAAATAAGTATTTGGATCAAAGATCCTTTCTCCCCTGTGCGGCAATTGGTGCAAATTTAGCATTAGGAATGAATTGTATAGAAGCCCGGAATCCCTTTTTAGATCATTCTGTATTCTATAATGATGCTTTTATAGAAGATGTTGGAAAAGAAAGATTAGTAAAAATATTTAAAGATGTATTTGGTTTTGATCCACCAAAAAAACAAGGTTTTTCTGGTTATATGAATGAATTATACAATTACTTTAATAGTTCATATGAGGAGATTGATTCAAAAGATATAGGTCTTTGGAAAGATGCTTGTTATCAAATTATGGAAAACACATGATAGATTTTTTTGTTGGTTATACACCAGGTAGAGAAGTCGCTAATAGAAAATGTAGACAATCTTTAGCGCAATTTGGAGTAGTTACTCACGATGTTCCACATTATTGGGTACCTAAAACAAATAATCCCTTCGCGAGAACTAGATATTTAGTTCCATTAATAGATTATAAAATAGAACATCAATGGGTTGCTTTTGTAGATGATGATTTCTTGTTTTTCAAGAATCCGTTGTCTTTATATGATAAATTAGATGATAGTAAAATATTATATGTTGCTAAACACCCTGAATATGTATCTGTAACTACTGTGAAAATGGCAGGGAAGGAAAAACGTAAAGGTTGGCGAAATATTAATTATCCTAGAAAGAATTGGTCTAGTTTAATGATATTTAATAAAGAGGTATTTCCTTTAACAGTTGAGGAAATTTTTCATTCTCCTATGAGTTACCTACACCAGTTAGAATGGGCCGGCTCAGAGGAAAATATAGGATCCATTCCTTTGGAATGGAATTGGTTGGTTGGGGAAGAACATTGCCCTGACCGTAAAGATATTAATGCCGCTCATTTCACTTTAGGTGGTCCTTGGTATGAAGAGTGGCCAAAGTCAATTTATGATAAACCATGGTTAGAAATGGAAGAATATGATTACAGTAAAGATTGGTCATAAGGATTCGGACCAGCGAAATATTATTAAAGCCTTACAAAAATTGAAACAAATAGTATCTCGAGAAGGCACTCTTAATGAGATAAAAAAACGAAGATATTTTCAAAAACCTTCAATGAAAAAAAGGATAAAACGTGAGGAAGCAGAAAGGCAGCGGATAAAGGATTTTCGCAAAGAACTTAAACAGGTCGAAAGGCTAGAACAACAAATGTGGGGATAAACATTTGAATTATACAGACAAACTAGAAAAAAATCCAAAAAATAAAAGAAGGTATAGAGATAGTCTTATGAGTTATGTAATGACTCAATTACCTTTAGATCACGAAAAAACCATTGCATTATTTGCGGATAGGGCTCTTCTTGAGGCCTATCAAAATGGACTACAGGATGGTCGCAAATAAAACTTGATTTATTATATAATTTAGTATATAATAAAAACTTTAAATTTAAATATATTATGCCAGTTAGACCAACACAGAGTTATTGGCAATCTAACATTCCTCCCGAATACGCAGATTCCAGACACTCATATACAACAGAAATTTTATATCATTTTACATGCGGCTCTTGCCAGGAATGGTGGAGTTACGCGCATTCTCCAAGTAAAATGGAAATGGATTTAACCCTCCCAGATAATGAAAAATTCTGGTGTCCTCATTGTGGACATTCTCAAACCTTAAAAATAAAAACAGGATTTCCGATATGAATGAAACGCATGACGCCGCATTATCCAAGGCGGTTTTCGAACATGAGATAAAAGTAATTAAATTAACTACCGGAGAAGAGTTAGTTTCTAAAGTTAGAGATTTAGATGATAAATATGAATTAATAGAAGCTATTCAGTTTCGTTGGGGTTTTGAATATGATGCAGATATGGGCCGTAATGTTGAAAGATTACAACCTACACCATTTCCTACCAACGCTAATTTAGGTAGATATGAAATAGATAAGAAATTTGTAATGGTTATGGCTAGTCCTCGAACCGATGCACTCGGAGTTTATCATACATTTGTTGCCTCATTATTAAACTATAATGCCCAGCCTAATCCAGAGGCATAATTTCATAAATAAATTGAAAGGCGATTATGGCATATTCAAAAAAGGTAGTGGACCACTATGAACAACCGAGAAATGTGGGTTCTCTTAATTCCTCTGACAATAGTGTTGGTACTGGTCTTGTTGGAGCGCCTGAATGTGGCGATGTAATGAAACTTCAAATTGAAGTTAAAGATAATAAAATCGTTGATGCAAAATTTAAAACATTTGGGTGTGGCTCTGCTATAGCGGCGTCGTCATTAGCAACGGAATGGGTTAAAGGTCAATCTATTGATGAAGCTATGACAGTTAGCAATGTAGAAATTGTTGAAGAATTATCACTCCCACCAGTAAAAATTCACTGTTCAGTTCTTGCGGAAGATGCTATTAAAGCAGCAATTGCAGATTATAAGGAAAAGCAGGCACTATGAAAAAATTTAAAGAATATTTTAAACCAGTTCAGGAAAAAGAAGAACTTAAAGAAGAAGTTCTTGAAGAGGCTGTTTATTGGCAAGTATTAATTCCTGGTATATCAACTCCTGTTTTTATTGAAGGACCTGCAAAGTCAGGTATTAAAATGGAATTGAGAACGCAATTAAAACCGGAAGCTTGGAAGAATCTAATCATTAATAGAATCACGAAGCCTCAAATACGAAAAATATATAGGGATATGGCGAAAGATCCCGAAATGTATGATGATGCATCAGATGGTGTTAGTGAAGCTCTTGAAGAATCTACTGCATCATATGCAAAGTCTTTGGAAAAGATTGCTAGAGATAGACAATTAAAGATGCTCTCTAAATCTGAAAGACAAAATTTACTTAAAATAGCGGCACTCTTAGATAAAGAAAAAAAAGAAGAAGTTGAATTTGATGAGGGTATTATGGATACTGCGGGATTTCATAATTATCCAAAAAGAAATAAAGTGGGAGATGAAATAGAAAAAATTGCAAGTAAAGGTGGAACAGATAAATTCAACCTTTCAAAAGTTGCTTCTGAATTACAGAAGGGTAGAATCCCACATAAGTTTATTAAAAAACTCAGTCCAAAAGGTAAGAAAGCAGTTCATGATATTATGAAAGATTTTGGATGGAAAGAATTACCAGAAGATAATGAAGTAAATGAAGTTCCGTTCGTCCCGTTAGCTTTAGGAGCTGCGAGAATAGGTGGAGCAATCTTAAAAGGTGTAGGGCGCGGAGCAGGCAGAATCGGCACAGCCGGAGCAGGATTTGGTTTAGGGCAAGCAGCGAATGCAATATCAAAAATACCAAGCTCTGTAGGTAAGGCAGTCGCAGGTGGTGTTGCAGCAGGGGCTACAAAAGCGGCAATTAGTCATCATTTATCAAATAAGGCTAAAGAGAAAGCAAAAAAAGATAAAGAAAAAAAAGAAGAGAGTAGAGAACCTAGAATTCATATGAAAGCAATTGATGAGAAAATGGCTGATAAGTATAAAGCAATGAATAAAGCCGGTGATCAGATAATGAAACTCGCAAAAAAGTATAAATCATTTGATTTAACGAGTATCGCTTCTGAATTAAGAAAAGGCAAAATTCCAAAAATTAATAAGTTAAAACCGAATGATTTTAAAGAAGTAGGTGCAATTTACGATAAACTGGGGTTGAGATAATGAAATCATTTCGAACATTTATAAAAGTTGAAGGTTTAAATCATGATCGTTATATGAGATCTCATGGTAAAAAAGCCAAAGGTACAGGAAAGTGGGCATTTACCACTAAGAGAATGGGTGATGTAGATATGGGTAATGATAAAGAGTTTTGGACGTCAGGCCCAAATCAATCTTTATCTAAAGCCGCTAAAGATGCTCAAAAAGCTTTACACACAAAAGATGTTTATGTAATGGAAAAATTAGGTAAAGATTCTACTATGGGCGATTATATTGATGATTTTAAAAAATCTGATGCACCACAATTTAAGGGTAGATCTAAAGAAAAACGAAAGCAAATGGCTATTGCTGCCAAATTATCCGCAGACGAGAAATGAATGATATCGTTTACAGAGAGGGCCGCCAACGTGGTACTCAAGATTATGGGCGAACAAAATGTTAGTCAAGAGACGTTTTGCAGAATAGGTGTAAAAGGTGGCGGATGTTCGGGATTTACTTATACTGTAGATTTTGATAGTAGAAAAAGTAAATTTGATTTAGAATTTGAAAGCCACGGGCTCACTTGCGTGGTAGATAAAAAAAGTCATTTATATATAAAAGGAACAGAAATAGATTGGTCTAATGATTTAAATGATCGCGGACTAAAGTTTAATAACCCATCTGCGAAAGGCAGTTGTGGTTGTAGAACATCATTTATGCACGAGGGAATGAATGCAGGAACACCAAGTTGGATGTGAACTTAAAATAACATTAAAAGCAGCAGTTGAATTTAAACAAATGTGTATTGCTGAAGATAAGCATTGGGTGGATTCATATTTAAGAGTAGGTGCCAAAGAAGGTGGTTGCTCAGGTTGGAAATATAGTTTAGATTACGAAGATACAGTTGACCCTACAGATGCGGTTTTTGAGCAACACGGAGTTAAAATGGTTGTTGATAATGAGTTGCTAAATAATATAATGGGTGATGTTGAAGTAGATTATAAAATAGGAAATTTAGTTGAGCAGGGTTTTGTATTTAATCGCCTCAAATTCGGACATCAATGTGGTTGTGGAGAAAGCTTTACACCACTTAAAGATATGAAAAACGGTAAAGAACAATTAGGCTGGCAATGAGAATAACTAATAAAGCAACGGCTCAAAGGCCACTTGGGGTTTACAGAGGCCCAAATATAGTAAATCCAGCAGAAGAAAAACAAAAAGCTGATGCTGTCGCTGGTAACACTGAAGTGAGACATTTTAAGTGTTCTTCTTGTAATTTGCCTTTTTCTCAAAATATGCCGCCCGGTTCTGAAAAACACCAATCTAAAATAATATGCCCTAATTGTTATACTGAACAGGTTGGATAAAAAATGTAATAATGTATTTTATGCACGTGATTGAGGGTAATTCTATATCTGAAGAATATGCCCGTGAAGGTAATAAACATTTCAAACAAGAATTCAATATTGATCTAGAATTCTTTCCCGCATGTTCACCCGGAATGTTGTCTCCGGAGTTACGTTTTCAAAAATATAAAGTATCGACTCACGGTCGTAAATTTAAACGTGAGATTCATGAGACGGAAAAAGCTTGTTTTTGTACTCATTTTGAATTATGGAAGAGGTGTGCAAAACTGGGAAGGTCAATAGTTTGTTTTGAACATGATGCTCGTAAAAATCCCGATATAGAGGATTATTACGATTTAAAATTTAAATTTGAAAGATTTGTATCAAAAGGTAGTGATTATAAAAAAGATGATGGAATAGCGATTCTAGGCCAACCGCCATGTACGGCATATATGATGTCACCTGAATTTGCCGAAAGTATTGTAAAGGCAGTTTATAAGTACATGGAATTAAATGATGGTTTAAATATGCAAGCAGATACATTTTTAATGTATTATATAGAATTAAAAAACGGACATGAACCGGTAAGAAGAACAGTATTTAAGCAATCTAAAGAATATGGTCAAATTATAGATCACGGGCCTAAAGATGAGGCTCTTCTCAATGAACCTATAAATAAATAAAGGATGGAAGCATGAGAAAAATTCTAATTTTAATATTTGTGTTAATTCTTTCTTCTGCGAAATTTTCAATGAGCCAAGAACAGAATCCGTGGTTCAAAGGATTTCCAGGAATATTAGAAAAAGAAAAGTGGTCAACCCAGCTTTTATACGATACAACAAATGCGTGTTTTCAAGGAACTTTAAAATGGATAGTGATAACACATCCGGGCCTTATAGGACAAGCACCGACACCGTGGGCCCAACGACAAATGTTAACTCATTGTTTTTGTGTGTTAGATAAAATTAGACGTGAACATAATGCTGAACAATATAAAGCAAAAGTCTTTGATCAATCATGGGCTGGCCAATTATTCATGGGTAAAGCGATAGAATGTGTATCTGAATATAAAACTCTTCCTCAATTCTTTGCAATGGAGGATAATAAAACACGAGAAGATTTAGATAGACTTAAAAATAACTTAAAAAATCTAGATAATGAAACTTTAGTGCCACTGGTACCGGAAGATTCACAAGAAGAGTCACCAGACCAAAAACAGAAAGAATCAGAAGAGGTACCGGAAACAATTTTTCAAGGATAATACATGAAAAGCTTCAAACACATGAGTTTGATGTGTTTTGTTTTGTTATTGTTATCTTTTGGATGTAGTAATTCTACTTTTTTAAATAAACCATCAACTCAAACAGATAATGAACTGGTTGAAGTTAAAAATACATCAAACTTTCAATCGATAGTAGAAAGGGCCAAGCAGGCTATAGTTCTGCTTTCTACAAGTGCCAATATAGACCCAACTACAGATCCTACTAAAAACGGATTATGTGCTGGAGTTGCTATCGATGATAAAGGACATATTCTCACAAATTATCATTGTGTTCATAAACAAAATTTTATTAAATTAATCTATTATAATGAAAATGATTATGATATGTATGATGTCAATGTAATCGGATTAGATCCATTAGCGGATTTAGCATTACTTGAAGTCATAGGAGATGTGAAACCAAAATCTTATGTTAAAATATCTGAAGACACTCCTAATATAAAAGAAGGAGATGAAGTATATGCAATGGGCCATCCAATGGGAATGGCTTGGACTTTAACTAAAGGGATTATTTCTAGTAACGAAAGATATGCAAGGCATCCTTATATTAAAGTACTGCAAACCGACGCAGCTATCAATAAGGGCAATTCCGGAGGACCTCTTTTAAATATGAAAGGTGAAATTATAGGAATTAATGCGATGATTTTGTCCAGAGGAGCTGGAAGTAGTGGAGTAGGGTTAGCAATTAGGGGAGATATTGTATTAAAATCTGTAGAATCTATGCTAGCTATAGGTAAAGTTGAAAGACCAGCAGTTGGAGTAACGATTATGAGTTTACTCGGTCTTAAAGCCAGAGATAAAATAATAAAAGAATTTCCTGATCGCAAATCAGAATATATTCCAAATACTTTAGGTTTGTATATAAAACCAGATGGTGGAGTCCCGGAACCGTTAAAACCACATGATACAATTATTGGAGTAAACGGTGTTCCAACAAATGATGGATTAAAATTTTCTGATGAATTAGGAAAATATGAGGTTGGGGATACAATTACAATATTAATTATTCGAAAACGAGCACTTCGCGAAGTGTCGGTAACATTAAAGGCATTGCCAGTGGATGTGGAAAAATTGTATCCTAAAAATCCAATGCAGATAAGACCTTAGAAAGATTCTCTTGAATAAATATAACATAAATTAACTTTGAGGTGAATTATGGAATCTTTTAAAAAGTTTATAGTTGAAGCAACATTTAGTGCTAAATCTATACAACCAGTTGTTGATAGGATAAGGGCCGTCTTAGAAAGAAAAGCCGGCCTATCCTTTTATCAATATGGCGGTGAAGGTGTTGGTCAACAGTTTCAAAAAGCTAAAACCGGCGCAGGTGTAGGTATTTTATTTCTTATTGGTGATAAGGGAAAGGCTATCAGATTAAACTGGGAAAAGAAAAATGCTAAGCAAACCAGTATCACTTCTTGTGATTATTGGGATAGTTGGAATATAGATTTTCCTTGGCCTACACGAACCGTTCACGGTTTACATCATCTTAATTCTATTCAACTAGTAGACACCCTTTCAAATTTTATTAAATCCCCAAAAGCTCGAGAACTTAAAATTACAATTAATGAAGCTTCTGGTGAATTAGATCTTGCTAGCGTTGCAAGAGCTGCTTATCATGAATTAGGTAGTTCCGAAGTTAAAGTATCTGAATTAAAAGATATATCTCGCCGATTAGGAAAAAAAGTAAATCAATATCAGTTATCAAAATTACCTAGAGGAAAACGCGGGACTGTTAATATAACAATGTTATTAGATACTGATGTAGGTGAAAAAGAAACTGTTCAAGATGATCCATCTCAAAAGAAAATAGAAGCTGCTGCAGATAAAGTTCCAGTAGATGAGTTATTTAAAGATTTATCCGATTTAGTTGACCTAGTTATTAGAGATGCTCGACCAGCTCTTTTGATAACAGGTGGCGGAGGAACAGGAAAATCCTTTACTGTGAAAGAACGTATAAAGAAAGCTGGAATAACAAAAGCAGATTATAAAATTAGTAAAGGCGCAACATCGGTATTTGGATTATATACTGAATTTTTTATGGCGAGAAAAGGAAAATTAATTGTATTTGACGATAATGATGATGTATTTAAAGATATGACCTCCCAAAATCTTTTAAAAGCTGCTTTGGATAGTTATGATGAAAGAGAGATATCGTGGTCTTCAAAATCAACTGTACCAATTGATCAATCTTTACCTCGTGCTGCAATCATACAAATTGAAGATGGAATTGAACAAAATTTGGTAGCAGGCGGAGATCCAGAAACTGGTAAGTTACCACGATTACCGAACACTTTTGAATTTAATGGTAGAGTTATTTTTATATCAAATCTTCCAAAAGATAAAATACCTCAACCTGTTATATCAAGATCTTTAACTATTGATATTTCATTATCTCCCGGAGAATTAATGGAAAGAATGGAAGCAGTGGTTCCAGTTATTGCTAAAGAAACAGGTGTATCGGAAGGTCAGGCGGAAATGGTATTGAGAAAATTAAAAGAGTTAGCGGAAGCAAAGAAAATATCTCAACCCACAATGAGAACTTTACCTGCCGCAATAAATATTATGAAATCAGGAATGCCTAGATGGGAAACCTTATTGAAATATGCTGCATGAAGGATTGGATTGCTAGAAAACTTCAAGAATTAAGAGGTCCCGCAAAAGTAATTCCCTTCCCTTTGAAAGATGAGAATATATATAGATTACGAAATTCTCAATTAGATAATAATACAGAGAAACGCGATGAACATATCGAGGTATCCTGAACTAGAACAACACACTGATTTTCTAGCCCAATCACGACAATATCAAATTAGAATATTTAAAAAAACCGGTAATTTTGTGGTTTTAGATGAGGATGGAGATTTCGTAGTGGTAAATAGAAGTGAAGCAGAATGGGTTTCATCCATTATGCTAGAAAACCTTATGGAGCACAATGAAGTCATGGTCTCTTGATAAAGATTTAGCGTCAAGCTGTTTAGAAACTCTCGAAGGAATTAAAGATTGGAAAACTTTTGAGAGAAATAATAGTTTAATGTTTGAATACTATGATTGGGAACAGCACGACGACCTTAGAGAAGTTTATAATCAACTTCATTCACAACGTACAATTAAAAATTTAGAAGAGGAAACTAATACTAGTGGATTATTATTTGATCCGTTAGGTGTTGGTGAGGGTATATCTAAAATGGTTAAAGGGTGTAAACTCGATCCTCATATAGATTTTAATTGGAATAACAGAGTTAAACTAAACAGGGTTTTTAGTTTAATTGTTTATCTTGGATATTGTAAAGGAGGTGAATTTCAAATCTGGGATAAAGAAAGAAAAAATATTATGTGGAATCATACGCCGGATCATAATACATCAGTATTATTTAAAAATAATGATTCGGTTCCACATAGTGTAACTGAAATAACAAATGGCACCAGATATGCTATAAGACAATTTTATTATCAAAGTAATAGCACTCCTATCGAAGACCCTCATCAATCTTTATATTATTATGACGGTGAAAAAGCTTATAACATTGAAAAGAAAATGCCTACAAATTCTATAGATTAATATGAACGCTGAAGAAGAAGAGATAGCTATACAAAAAGCTATCGAAGACGGAATTCCTATAATAAATGTCGGACAGGAAGAAGATTATCAAATCGCCTTAGAAGTGTGGGGGAAATTTAAAGTTGTTTATCCAGATGGAAGAGAAGAGATTGTAGAAGGAAAGCATGCTTTTTGTACATGCGGTCTTTCTAGAACTAAACCATATTGTGATCAAACACATCAATGTTTTAGATCCGACCCAAGTGATCCAAGTAGATCTAAAGAAGTAAAATGGGAATTTTTAACAAATAAAGAACGACACGATATAATGAACGGCATAAAAATTGACCATCTCAAAATTAAAGCTAGAGATGATGATCCCACATTTGATAGAGAAGCATGATATATCTTTTTGGTGATAGTTTTGTAGAGAATGAACCCGCAGAAAGTTTAGGAGTTGAGGAGCATGAACGTTGGTATCAAATGCTTTCCAGTAACCTCAATGAAGAACATAAGAATTATGGTAAATGCGGTGAAGGTCCCTCAGCATCGTTGAAAAAATTTCATCGACTTTACGAGGACCATAAATTCAAAGAAAATGATAAATTTGTATTTGTATTATCAAGTCCATATAGAATCCCATGGACCTGGCTTAAAGACGAATCGCATGCCTCTCAGGTATATGAGGATTGGCAGGAAGATAAAGATATTCGAGAGCGTTATCCCGACTTCAAGTCTAAGCGAGATTCTGCTTGTAAGATTCGTTGGGCAAAATGTGTAAATGCAATTTATGATAGCATGCGCGATGAATTCGATCATTTAAATTTAAAGAATATTTCATATCTTTCTACTATATCTAAACAGAATAATTGGCAGATGATTGTTTTTCGAGTATGGGGAATGAATCCTAATCCCTATAGTAAAGTATATGAAGAAAATTTATTTGATTTTTCAATACTTAATGATGATTTATTTTATTTTTATCCAATTCCATTATATGAACATTCAAAAAAAGAATGGGTTGATGAATCATTAGAATTTCAAGGAACTCTTAATCATTTTACTTATCGTAATCATATAATATTGAGTAATATTATGATAAACCATTTTAAGAAAACAGATTTGCCTACTAAATTTCATGAGCATTTTATTCGCGGTGTAAAAAATGTAGAAAGACGTTATGCTGAAGATCCAAATCAATTAGTAGACTTTATATACGAATGAAATTTATAATTGAACCACCCACCGTTAACGATCCAGATTTAACACCTTTATTAGATATAGAGGGCCCGATAGAAGTATATGATGTATTCGAAGTAGATAGAGAACCGATTATTACATTTTTAGAAACATTGCCTAATGAAGTAACTTATTATACCGCCGATGGGAATTTGAAAAGTGATAAACTCAAAATAATATACGATCCTTATTCTTTTTTGACTGAGATCAGTCAGCGCAGTAGAGACGTATATTATCATAAGCCTGTTATACATGGTCCTATAAAATATAATTTTATTAGTTTATGTTCGGCACCTAGAAAACATAAGTATGATTTGTTAGATAACTTCTATACTAATAAATATTTTATATATTCGAATTATCCTTATTCTATGGTTAATGAAACAGATTATAAGTGGCATCCGAATAAGCCCTTGAAAGAATATAAGGGTAAGAACGGATTTTCTAATTTAGACATAAAAAGTCTTACGGAAATAGAATCTGATCATCACGGATTTCAAGAATTGGTCCCCGTTGAATATTATCAATCTAATTGTGATTTGGTATTAGAATCAACAGTTGAGACTCTTTTTATTACAGAAAAGACATGGAAACCCATAGTATATAAAAAACCATTTTTGGTTTGGGGTGGAAGTGGAATTCATGCTAAGTTAAAAGATTTAGGTTTTAAATTATTTGAAGAATTGTTTAATTATAATTTTGACAAATTTAGAAATAATAAAAAGCGATTAGATAAGTTGTGTGAGACAGTAAAACCTTACATGAATATGGAACCTAGTACATTAGAACATTCTATAAAATTATCTATTAAAGATAAAATAGAATATAATTATAATCTTTATTGTGAAAAATTTAATGTGGAACAAAGTAGAAGAATTTGAAAAATTAATTGCTGAGTTTGCAGGATCTAAGTACGCCATAGCAACAGATAGTTGTACTAACGCAATTTTCATATCAGCATTATGGAATAAAAAAACTAAGCCATTTGACATATATAATAATATAGCTGAGGTACCCAAACAAACATATGTGAGTGTCCCTCAAGCTCTTCGACAAGCTGGATATAGGTTGAAATTTAAAGATATTAAATGGAAAGGATATTATCCAATAGAGCCGTTAAATATTGTTGATGGTGCTTGTCGATTCACTAGGGATATGTATTTTCCGGGAAGTTATCATTGTCTCAGTTTTCATCATAGAAAAACAATATCTACTGTTAGAGGGGGTATGATATTAACAGATGATAAGGATTTTGTTAAATGGGCACGACCGATGATTTATATGGGTCGAAATAAAGATGTTAAATATGTAGATGATGAACTTATGGCAGATGGTTATAACATGTATATGACACCTGAGACAGCCGAACTAGGATTATTTAAATTTGATATGTTTATGAGAGGAGAACAAAAAGTAGAAGATATAGATATAGCTGATAGTAATCATTATAAAGATATTAGTATTTTAAATTGGAATGATTGATATATACGGAGACAGTTTCGCAGATCCTAATTGGAAAATAGGAATGCCGGTTCACGAATCGGTTGATACAAATTTTACATCATGGTATGAAAGATTAGGAGATGAACCGATGCATCGAGGAAGAAATTTTGCTAAGTCTGCAACAGGGCCTCATTATTCGTTTCGCGAGTTATATAAACGTTATAAGAAATATACAAAAGATGATCATATAATTTTTATTATTTCAGGTCGCGATAGAATTCATTTTCATGTACCGAGAGAATTTCAACGGGAAGATAGATACCAACAAATTTGTCCAGAAGACGTTTTTTGGGATGAACGTAAAAATCAAACTACTCTTCCGGATTTGTTTCGAAAAAATTCAAAGAATGCCGAGATTCCTCTTACAGCGTGGTATGAGAAGTATAGATTACACATGGATTATGCTTATAAAACATTTAAAGCAGAAATAGATAATTCGACTGTCAAATGTGAATCTTTTCTCTATATGATATCTAGAATTCAACAATGTAAAGTAACCGTATTTTTATTACATGCTAATGATTCGTATATGGGTGATAGGTTAAATGATGATTTATTTTATTTGCATAACTATAGCCTATTGAGGGCTAGTAATGAAGAATTTATTAATTATAAAGAAAATAGATTTCCAAGATGGGAACTAAGACAGAACCATCTTTCAAAAGAAAATCATGATGTGATGGAAGAAATTATTCGGACAAGAACTTTTAAACCATTCAAGAAAAACTTTGTAGATCCAACACCATTCGAACAAGACGAAGAAAGATTTATATATGATTAAGATAATCAGATATGATGTAAAGAAATATAATTTTAGGAAATGGTTTGAAGACTGCTTAGGTCGACTTGAAGATATACATTTAAATCATGATATCAAACCAGTGACATATAGTACTGCTGGAGGAATACATCTACCTGAAGAAGATACACAATATGGATTGATTGAAAAACTCTTTAAAGAGGTTGTAAATAAAGCATATGCTTTTAGACATATGTGGTGGGATTTTCAGAAAGAAGTAATTAAACCGTACTTCGGTGAAGACACAGTTATTCAACGCTTACCATCAGTAAAAATATTTCCATCTGGATATGATTGGAAGTTTGTTGAAAAAACTACAAAGGTAAATGGTAGAAAAGCTAATTTACATTATGAAATGGATCACCCTTTTCATCATCCAGAGTTTGAGACAAATTTTATAGTGCCGTTAATAGATATGGATGAAGATAACGGTATATTTGTAGATGGAGAAATGTGCGCTTGCAATGAAGGTCAGGTATTAGTATTTGATCAATTATTACATGGTGGATATGTTTATAATAGATCTCCCAATACTAGAGTTTCTATAGATTTTAAAGCATGCGCGTATAGTCAATATGATAGAGAGGTGCTCACTGATATAAAAGTAAGAAAAAGAGGTGAGTGGACAACACAAAAAGAATTATTTAAAATTGGTAATTATTATAGTATGGTATGATTGTAAGGTATGATGATTCATTTGTATTACCTGATGATGATGTAATATTAATAGATTATGAAGTTGATAGGTCACAATTCTTTGAAGAATTATGTGGTCAATATAATAAAAAATATAAACTAACTTATATCAGTCCCGACTGTAAAATAAGATATTATAATGAGAATATTGAATGCTTATCTTATCCTTTTGTAGTATGGGATATATCTTTCCCAGAAATATTAAATCCAGACGTTAAATATAATTTCATATCTCTTAATAGTTCTCCAAAATCCTTTAGATTATTGTTAATTGCTGATCTGAGGAAATATGATTATTTTGAATATTCATTCTTTCCATATCCTCATGTACAAAATATAGAACCAGGATTTAATTTTGGTCCGAAGATACCAGAAATACAGAAACGTCTTAAAACAGAAATTATTCAGCCCAGAGTTTTAACAGAAAATAATGGCTTCCCTTTAAAGTTTGAATCTTTTGAAGAAAAAGATTTAGATAGATCCAAATGGTATTTAAATAACACAGTGCCGTTAGAATATTATGAAAGTAATATTGATATTGTAACAGAATCGTATATTAAAAACGGAATATATTTTACAGAAAAAACTTTAAAGGCTCTCTCAAACAAGAAACCGTTTTTAATCTTAGGAGATCAACATATAAACAAAGCATTAAAACATTTAGGCTTTGAAATATTTGAGGAATTGTTTGATTATGAATTTGACGAACAAGCTGATTTTCTTATCAGATATAAGAAGATGAAAGAACAAATCTTACGATATATAAATGAGGATCCAATAAAAATACGACAGATTATTAAAGGAATAGGCAGCCCGTGGAATATAAAAGATAAGTTAGATCATAACTATGAGTTATTAAAAAAGATCCAGAGAGAAAGAGAAACCTTATTTGTAGATTTATGGGGTAGTGAAGAAGAGCGGACAATTTCTGATAATGAATTACTTGATATACTAAGAAGTAAACAAAATGAATATACAATCAAATAATGGTTGGGATCCGCTAAAAGAAGTAATAGTTGGTGACGCATCTAATGCTATAATTCCTTCATTTGAATTATCCATGAAAAATTTCATGTATGCAAATTTAAGTGAAGAGCAAATTAATTCCATAACAGGTCCATATGATAAGCAAGTTATAGAAGAAACTAATGAGGACTTGGAATTATTATGTAGAGTTTTAGAAAGTCAGGATATAAAAGTTTATAGACCAAAAAAGATTAATCATAAAAGAAGGTCTATGACTCCTCATTGGATTGCGCAGGGGTGGTGTACTTATTGTCCGCGTGATATATTTTTAGTACTAAATGATTGTATAATTGAAACGCCCAATGTTATGCGTAGCCGATATTTTGAGATGCATGCATATAGACATATTTTGAATCAATGTAAAGGTAAATGGTTCTCCGCGCCTAGGCCTCAGTTATTAGATGAATCATTTAATTTTGATGATTTATCAAAACCAACATTGATGAATAAAGAAGCTCTTTTTGATGCTCCAAATGTTGTAAGAATGGGTAGAGACTTAATATATCAAGTGAGTAATAGCGGTAATGAAAAAGGAGGTGAATGGCTCCAATCAATGTTTCCGGAATATAAAATACATATAGAAAGAGAATCATATTCAGGAGCTCATTTTGATAGCACGGTGATACCATTAAGACCTGGATTAGTATTATTAAACGGTCAACGATGCACTCCAAAAAATTATCCGAAGATATTTAAGAATTGGGATAAAATATTCTTTACTGATATAGTAGATCAAGGTATCCCAAGTGCCGGCGGATCATCCAATGCCAGTGCAGCTATCTCATCACCTGCAATAGGATTAAACTTATTAAGTATTAATGAAAAAGTATGTATTGTAGATGAAAATCAACTCCCTCTTATTACGAAATTAAGAGATCACAACATTGATGCAATCCCTATGCGTTTAAGACATGCAAAAACTTTAGGCGGAGGCTTTCATTGTGTAACATTAGATTTAAACAGAACTGGTACTTTACAACAGTATGACTTCTAAACGTATTGCGTTCGTAGAACTCTCACATATTTTTACTAATCAGATTAAATTACCCTATTCTACGGGTTGTATCTGGAGTTATTGTAAAACTGATAAAGAGATTACCGATAGTTACTCTTTTGATGTTCATGATTGGATATATGTTCTAGATGAAAATTTAGATATCAATAAAACTGCTAAACAATTATCAAAATGTGATGTTGTAGGTATTTCGTATTTTGTATGGAATACTCATGTTAGTGATAAGTTAGCTAAACAAATAAGATACATAAATCCTAAGTGTGTGATCATATATGGTGGATTAGGTATACCAAAATACGGTCGATGCGAAAAGTTTCTCAAAGACAGGCCTTATATCGACGTTATAGTACATAATGAAGGCGAGATAGTATTTAAGAATATATTGAAAGCTTTACATCGAAAAGAGGATTTAAGAAATGTTAAAGGAATCACAACACCTTTCTTTTCAACACCCTTAGAAGAAAGAGTAAAAGATATATCATCTATGCCTAGTCCATATCTTGATGGATTATTTGATGATCTCCTAGCAATTAAAAATCATTCATATGAGTGGGAGAGTTTAGTAGAATTAGAACGAGGTTGTCCTTATACATGCACATTCTGCGAAGTTGGAGATAGGCATTGGACGAAGATATTTAAACAGGATTATAATAAGTTAGTAAGAGAAATTGATTGGGTATCAGATAAGAAGATAGAGTATCTACATCTAATTGATAATAACTTTGGTATGTATAAAGAGCAAAAAGTTATATCCGACTTACTTATAGATAAGTATAAATTGACTGGTTATCCTAATGCTCTTAATATAACGTGGGCAAAGCATAAGAAACCATTCTTATTTGATATAGCAGAAGATTTATGGAAGGTAGGGCTCAATAAGAGTGTTACGATCGCTCTACAGTCGATGAATTCTTCTACATTAAAAGCGATCGAAAGAGCAAATGAAAATACTAATTTAAGAGAGGTATTAGCAAATTTAAAATGGAGAGGTATGCCTGCTTATATAGAAACTATTCTCGGCCTACCAGAGGAATCATTAGATAGTTTTAAAGAAGGAATATATAGATTGATTGACGATATAAATTATCATAATTATATCGGCATATATGTAATGGTTGCATTACCTAATACTCCATTTGGCGATCCTGAATATCTCAAAAAATATAATGTACAAATAAAGCAAACATCCCCCGCATTTTTTCATCATGAAAATCCCCCAGATCAATTATTAGAAGAAGTCAATAACGTAGTCGTTGGATCTAACAGTATGACATTTGATGATTACTTAGAAGCAACAGGGTGGAAGTGGTTTATGATATCTCTACATTTTTTAGGATGGCTTAGAATATTAGCATTAGAATTAAAAAATAATCATAACATATCAATGAGAGAGTTTTATAACGGATTATTCGAATGGTTTATTAATAATGATCAAACATTATTGTATAGAGAATATACAATTACAATGAGAATGTTAAAGAAAGTGTTTAATAGAGAGATTCCATGGGGTCGTAAAGTATCGGATGTTTCTAATATATACTGGGAGTATGAAGAAGCCACAGCAATACACATTGCTAAAGAAAAGAATCGTTTCTATGGAGAGATAGAAGATTATTTAAAAGAAGAATATGGATTTAATTATTCTATAACAACGAATCAATATAACAAGATGAAAGACCCTTACGAAGTCTATAACGGCGATTTAGAAAAATGGGCTCGTGAATGCATGTGGTGGGGTCGAAGAGCGGAGAGGTTTTTCGTATGAGAGAATGGATACATCTATCACATGGTGAGCGCGTATTTAAGGACTCAGAATATTTTCGAGAAGATGAGTGGAATACTTCACAACCAAATTGGGAAGATACGCTTGAATTATTATCGAAAAAAACAGATAAACGTATATGCATATGGAATGCGAATGAAGCAGGTGGTTATTATCCACATCAGGGAGTTAGTGAAGGCGTACACGATAAGTTATTATATTTGATACATTCAAATATTCATCCCGAAAATGCTCCTAACACGTGGTATGTTAGTTGTGATTTAAATTTGCCTCAAAATTATTCTGAATGGCATAATCATTTTTATTCTAGTAGTCCACAAATTAATGTAAAGCCTTATCCATTTGCTGCAGTTAACTGTTTCTTTTCTCGATATAGAAAATACGATCATTGGACCATCCCTGATCATTCTAAAAAATATAAATTAATATGTTTAGTCAATCAACCCAAAATAAATAGAATATTAACTTTGAGAGAATTAGCAGGTAGAGAAGGATTTATATATTCATTTAAGGTTGTTGAAATTGGAGAATTACATCATGATGGTTCTAATGATACATCGTATTTTGAAAAATTAGTTAACAAATGGAAAGGTTACGGTAGAGCTCCGTGGAAATGGTCAGACTGTGGTAATTTAGTACATCTTTTTTCGGACACAGAGCAATGTGATAATCAATCGCCTCGAGATTTTAGTAATGAAAATTTTGATCAATTTAAACAAATTAGAATGACTGATGCATTTCATTTACCAAAACAAGATAACGATCTCGATGATTACCATGATTTTTTTGTGCCTTTGGAATGGATGGAATCTCATGTTGAATTGATTCATGAATCTTATTGTACGCGCGGTTTTATGTGGAGCGATAAAGTATGTAAAGTAATATGGTATTTAAAGCCTTTTCTCGTAGTAGGATGTCAGGGATGGTATAAGCACTTCGAGGATCTTGGGTTTAAATTATATGATGAAATATTTGATTATAGTTTTGATAAAATTAAACCGTATAATGAAAGATGGAAAGCAATATTAGAAGAATGCGATAAAGTTTTAAATATGTCACATAAAGAATTAATCCAGAAAACACAAGATATACGAGAAAAAATGATTTTTAATAAAGAACTAATGGAAAAGAAGAATGTGAATATGGATGTGTTTAGCATTGCCGAAATAATAGATAATGACCATTATATATAAACCTGAGATGAAGCTAATTCGCATGGATGAAATGGATGAAATGAATGACAGGGAAAAGGTAAGACGAGATTTACGTTATGCTATGGAAACACAATTTCGTTATAAATTTTATAATTCAATAGAATTTCCCTTTCTTCCTGCTATGGGAATAAAACATGTTTTACAAGGATTTGAAGCTCCACCGGAAGTAGGATTTATTGGAATGTTACATCTTTGGTGGGGCCCAGAAGATTCCGGTATTGTATATGATAATCCGCGATCAGGTACTGTTGTACCTAAAGGAACATGGCATGCTGAATGGTTTGATAATCCGGAAGATGCAATTGAAGTAGCAGTACAGATACAACAAGAAAAAAATTATGATGAAGTTAAACTCATAGAGATTCATATGCAACATCTTAGAGATGCCGTAAAGAAGAGAAAACTGCTAGAACAACCAGAGAAAAAAGAAAAGAAAGACATAGTCTACAATTAATAAATATAGTATGTACAAACCGCTTCCACACAATATTACAATTAAAGAATCTCCCATTGAAGGCTTAGGCCTTTTCGCAACAGAAAAAATTACAGCACAAACATTGATTGGAATCACTCATCACGCTGATGAGCGAGCGGAAGATGGGTGGATTAGAACTCCTTTAGGCGGCTTTGGAAATCATTCGGACGATCCCAACTGCTTCAAACTTTTAATGGACCCCAAAACTTTTTGGATTGGAGCTAATCGAGATATTAAACCTGGAGAAGAACTGACGTGGAGCTATACATTATATAAATGTGACTAAACATTTATACGGAGAAAAGAAGATGCCGATACACAAGCATTTACTTGTCCGCGCAGAAGTAAAGCGCCCGATCACAGAAGAAAAAGAAATTAAAAAATGGTTAAAAAAATTAGTAAATAAAATTGATATGAAAATCATTAAGGGTCCTTTCGCAGGCTACGTTCATAAGGATGGAAACCGCGGATTGACAGGCGCCGTAATGATAGAAACAAGTCATATATCAATACATATTTGGGATGAACCAGACCCAGCATTAGTACAATTTGATGTTTATTCATGCGCGGAATATTCTACTAATGAAGTTTTAGCAGAACTTATAATAATGGAACCAGTTAAAGTTGAACACATGCTTATAGATAGAGATAGTAAACCAGAGGACATTAAACCAGGTCTTTATGGTAGTTGTTTTAAAATGACAAATCATTCAGTTTCTGAACACAAATCACATCCAAAAATACAAAAATATGATGATGAAGAGCGAAAAGAAATAATCAGAAAAGGTTATATATCTAGTTACGAATAAAGGAGAATAGTATGGAATCTTGGAGTATAATTGATATTAAAAATATGTCAACAACAGAAATGAGACAATTGATGGCTCAGTTACAAAAAGAAATTAGTTTTAGAGAGGGGATTGGTGAAGAGATAAGAGCTCAGAAAGATCCTCAATTTTTATCAGAGGCTGGGTTACACACAGCTGAAGACGACGATCCAGTGGCGGGAATATGAAAAAAACCAGACATGAAGGTGATGAAGGTACGGTGGCTTTTTGGTTATATATGAAGGCATTGTATAAAGATTAGATTATACTAAATATAGAAAAGAAAGGTTTTACATGGCACGAATAAAATCGAAGTCTACACATATCGGTAGAGAACACTCTCGCAAAGAGAAACATCACGAACCAAAATCAGATATTGGTTTGATGTTTGATAGATTTGCTAGCGCTGCTGAAAAAGCAGAAGAAATGGTTGAGGACGTTAAACAAAAACCCGTTGATGCAATTGAAGAAGCTCAAGATGTTGCTACAAGACTTTCAGTTGAATTACCGGATCGTATAAGAGAAGCTCAAGAGTTAGCAGATGCTCATATTGCTGCCGCACAAGCAGAAGCGGATAAAGTAAAAGAATTAGCAATCGCCGGAGTTAAAGAGGCTCAAGCGAGAGCAAAGGAAATTGAAAGAGTCGCTGCAGAAGATGCACATGCCAGAGCAGTTAAAATCAGAAAACAGTTTGTTAATGCTAAGAATTGGGAAGGAAAAGCAGTTCTCCCTAATTATAATGAGAAAAAAGCTACGGTAGAAGGTAATGCTGATAAAGCCCATGAAGAAGCAAAACGAATGCGCTCAGAAGAATCAGAAATAAAAGCATTACACGAAACACATAAAGTCGCAGCAGAAAGTGCCGCAAAAGCTGCCGAGCAAGCTGCCAAAAAAGTTGAACAAATGCTCCAAAAACTCGGAAGGTAATTATGTCAGAAAATCTTCAAGAAAAACCCGCATTTTGCGATATACCTGGCGGTCCTAGGGATCCAAATCTTAAAGCACGATGTGCAAAGCCTGATGCTCCCGCCGCGCCTAAAAAACCTGCTGACATTAGATCTAAAGCTCTAACGGACACGGAAAAGAAAAGAAAAAGAATACAGAGTTTGGGTCTTACACATGAAAGTGAAAAGAAAGAATCTTTCAAGCAATTCAAAGATAGAATTACATTGGAAGCAAATTTAAATGATTACGTTAAAAAATATAAAATGAAAATGGGTGATAAAACTTCTACAGTAGATAAAGATAAATGGGTTGAAGGTATTGGTGGATTAACTAAGAGAGAGCAAGCAACCCTAAAACGTGTATTACAAGGACATACCAGAGAAGGTGTAAAGGAAGACGCTGAATTTGCTGATGAGTTAGAATTAGTAGAATTAGCTCCGGTAATAGGTCTTGCAATAAGGGGTGCCGCGGCTGCTACAAAAACACCGATTAGACGAGCAATTACGAAGCATGTAGTAAAAAAAGCAGTAAACAAAGCAACCTCACCTCCTCCACCTTCAAATAATGAAGAAGTAGTAAATGAGAGTAAGGAACTTCAAGCTAAGATGGCGTTAGATGATGCAAAGATTAAGTATAAAGTAGAAGATGGTAAGATATATGTGGATAAAAAAGATCTTATGAAAGCTGAAAAGACCGTAGCAAAATCATTTAGAGTTAAGCCTAGAAACTTAGATGGGAAAAAATATCCCGCATTATATTATCACGGCGGAAGTTTAGGCATATGGAATAAGAAAAGACCTATAACAGGAATGGGTAGATGAGAACGTTTATAGAACATGTAATAATTGAACAAGAATTACGTATGGATAGAGAATTGCAAAATATTCTTATGATTCATGCTAAAGATTATAAATTATTCAGAGAAGGTAAACAGGAACTATCAGAGTTACCTCATTTGTATAATGATTTAGTAAAACATTGGCAAACAGATATGCCGTACGGAGTAACAAAAGCCCGTGAGGGCGACCCCTATGAATGGATTGCGAACAAATTGAATAGTATTGAAGAACACGGTGAGCCAATGCCAAAGTCATTAGTTCACAATTGAGCTACACACGTTAAACATCCAAGTTTGGGTGATGAAGAATTAGAAGTAATAAGTCACAGTTTAGATGAAGATGGTAGAATAGAACAATACAGAGTTAAACCGCCACGCAATGCTCAAATTGGTTCAACAGTAGTTCTGCAAGCAGAAGAAGTTACTGTAACTAGAGAGCACAGTCACAAACACAAGGTAAAACCCAAAATTAAATAATGAAATGAAGACTTTTAAAGAATTTGGAGCATTCTTCGATGCAACTTTGTCGCAAGATGAAAAAGAGGACATTCCCGTTTTTTCAGATGAGAAGCTTTCAGACACTTCTTACGCAGCCAAAGTTCGACCAGCTTATAAAGACAAGCAAAAGAAGAAGCAAGTCGATAAATCTTAATATATATCATAAATTTTGAATGGATTTATTAAAACATACATACAGCAATCTATCCCCTTATAAAAATCACGAGCAAAAATTATATAAGAAGGGCGACAACTGGTATAAAGAAGTCCGTGAAGGATATTTCGATGATTTTGATATTGAAGCCTTACGTACATATATCGAAGTATATGATTTTATAGACCCTCCAATAACATTGGAATTGGAAGACGGTGTTTTTAAATATGAATGTAGAGACTTATCTAAGACACATAAACAACTCATAGATATCCCATATAATCGTCAAATCAAAATTCTCGGTAAATTGTTATCAGAGGTAATGCATTCTTTTTTAGAGTTCTCTGAAGCAAGAGGGAAAGTAGATATTCCAACGCCCAGTAATCCAACAGGAAAAAAAATTTTTTGTCACAGAGACTTAGCTTTTCATAATATCTATGTCGCTGGTGATGATATTAAACTAATAGATATTGATTCGTTTATGTGGACTAACAGAGGCGATTTCAAATCCTACTATCAATATACTCTTTTAAGATTGGCACAGCATTTTGATCACTAAACCTTGCCTAGCACCTTTTAACTCAATTTTTCATAATTATGATGGTGCTACTTCTGTATGCTGTCACAGACCTGTTGAGATCACAGGTAAGACCCTACACGAGAGCATGCACGATGAGAAACTACAAGCAATAAGAAGAAGTTTCGCTAAAGGAGAGACACCTCCAGAGTGTCGGTTATGTCCTAAGCAGATGAGAGAGTATCATACTGAGAATATCTCTAAGAATATTAAAAGTATTTCATTAGAAAATAAGTTCACTCCAGTAGCTGTAGATTTCTTCTGGTCTAATAAGTGTAATTTCGCATGCTTAGGGTGTGATAGTTATAAGAGCTCAACAATTGATAAGAATTTTAGAGAGATATATGAGATAATAGATCATCAGAGGCCTGTTCCTAATATAGGATATGATAAGCAAGAGAGATTTGATTATATACTAGAAAATTCCGACAGTATTAGAATAATGCATTTATCGAGTTCCGGAGAACCATGGATTGAAGATAATATCTATGAGTTATTAGAGCTCTTAGTAGAGCATAAGTTATTTAACATTGAAATAGCGACCCATACTAATGGAAGTATATTGAATTATAAGAATAAGAGTATGATTGATATATTAGATAATTGGAATGGTAACGCACATGTTATAATGAGTAATGACGGTACAGGAAAAAGAGGAGAGTATGTCAGATATGGTTATAAAGATAAAATGTGGTTAAGGACGTATAATAAACTAAAAGAATCTAGCATTAACGTATATGTTCACTACTGTATGAACTTATTCAATATAATGTATCTCAGAGAAGATGCGGAATGGTTTAAAGAGAATTGTGATGATACTGATATACTCTTAAGATATTGGGAATGGCCTTCTTTATTAACGTCTAAGTTTTTAAAATATTGGGGTGATTTGTATGACGAATCAATTGATTCATTCAATAGCGCGAAATCCTATTATAAGGATTCGGAGTATGCTGAAGATTACCTAAATACTATAGGGAGAGGAAATAATTTTAAAGATGATGTTTCGCGATTTAGTTCATTTATACAGAAGATAGATGAAAAAAGAAATACTGATTTTGTAAAAACTTTTCCAAAGTTGAATGAGATTGTTTTATGGTAGATAATTTAAAAGAGATTATTCACAAATCTCAAATATGTCAAAGAAATTGGGATTTGAGTGAAGAGATCCCTCAAGAGCATGTTGATTTAATTGTAGAAGCAGTTACACAAAGCCCCACCCGTCAAAATATCCCGTTCTATAATGTAGATGTTGTTACAGACAGATCTTTAATCAACAGTATCCATAATAATTCTGCTTTTTTTAAAATTAAACCAGGTATGGAGTTATCAGAATATTCTCACGCTGTCGTTAGGGGTTCAGATGTAGAGAAGGATGAAGATGGTGTTATCACAAAAACTAATCCTCAAGTGCTAGCTCCCTTATTACTTGTTTTTAGTGCTAATGAAGAGACTTATTACGATAATCAGTTACGACATGGTAAAGACTCTGCGGAACGTGTTAAGTGGGAAAAAGACGTAAGCCTTTCTATAGGCGTAGCATCTGGATTTGCAAAACTAATATCTACACAATTAGGATATGTAAGTGGTTTTTGCGCTTGTTATGGTGAAGAAATAGATAAACTAATAGGATCTTCGGTACGGTTATTTCTTGGGATAGGAAAGCCTGATAAAAACAAGAAATATACAGAGAGTCATATTGAGGAATTTGAATATCCCAGCTTTAAAGATGTAAAGAGATTAAAACCTGTAAAAGTAGAGTGGCATAATGGCTAAATGGAAAATCAGATATTGTAGTTCTTGAAACTACAAACCGAACGCAGAAAGTCTTTCTGCTGAAATGAAAAAATTAGGTTATGACGTTGAAATTGAACAAGGAGATACTGGACAATTTGAGCTATTTAAATGGTCCACCACATTGTGGATGTCATTTATGAAAGGTGGACATGGAAAGTTCTTTGGAATACAGGAAGTGACGGAGGCATTAACTAATACGGAGTAAATATGGTTTTTGGACTTGGAGATCAAGAAGAACAGAGAACTAAAGAATTATTTGTAAGTAAGAATTTTAAATCACATTCAGGATTAGACTTAACATGGAAAATAGAGATGGACGCGTTAATGGATTCCGAATGGTTTACGATCAAGAAAATGATCATGGAGATAACACCTCCTTTTAGAGAAGCAGTCGGTATTCCACGTGGTGGAGTTAAGCTCGGCAATCTTCTCAACGAACACGCAACAGGGAAAAAAGAAGATCCTATTTGTATAGTAGATGATGTATTAACTACAGGTGAGTCAATGGAAGAATTTTTAACACAATATCAACGTAATCGCGAACCATTTACAGCGATCGGTTGGGTAGTATTTGCGAGAACACAATGTCCGTCATGGGTAAACGCGGTATTTCAAATGCCATATTTAGCTGTATAGTATTAATGATTACCAGTTGTACTATGTGGAAGCATATTCAAGATAGTAGTGATTATTTAGAAACTGGATATATGCCATGTCCAGAAGGCGAGAAGTGCTTAGACTTGACATCAAGAATGGGTGGATTAGAAGGAGATATTTTTAAAACACTACCACCCATAAAAGGTTGGAAACAAATGGGATGCGTGCATTCTAAGCAAATAGATTATGAGATGAAAGAAGAATTTATGTATTGTGAATATTGTAATGGAAAACATCAGATGTGGATGATATATGATTATGACTGGGAGGGTAAATACGGAGTTCCAGATTGGTATCCTCATACACCAGATAATACAGAATGCGGCGATCCACCATTTATTAAATGAAAATATATATCGCGGCTCCATTCGGGAACTATATACGAATCAAAAATACTATTAGTGTCAAGGGAACTTTCACGTTAAAGCGTCGTCGTGGTCTCATTCTTCAAATCTTAAAAACTCTACGATATAGCTTTAAAGACAAGTGTTGGTATAATAGCTTAGGACTTAGAAATCCAGGAATTACAAAAGGCATTCACAGAATAAAAAAAGACGACTATATATCTATCGCTGCTGTAGAACCAGGTGATTGGATTGAACTAGATAAACATATTCCTCAACAGGTTCCAATTGAACTCAATATTTCATGTCCTAACATAACTCACTTCGATGACTACATCAGAGATATACACATATATGCTAAGCGCAATCCGATTGTTAAAATATCAGCGGAAACCAACTTCGCGGAAATAGACAGATTAATAGATATGGGCTTCGCTAGATTTCATTGTTGTAATACACTCAAAACAGATAAGGGAGCTCAAAGCGGTAAGGTATTACAAGAATATGTATTTGAGAAAATCAAGTATATAAAGAACAAAAATCGACATATCGAGTGCATAGCAGGAGGAGGAATAGATTCGATAGATGATATGATGTATTACGCTACGTTAGGAGTTCAGGGATTTTCACTAGGATCTGTTTGTTTTAATCCATTTAAATTACGTAAAATTCTCCTTGATTTTTTCGGAAAATAATCGTATAATAACTTCATTATGAGATCGAACAAGTGGAATATTAGTTGGCAGGTTGCTCGAGTCAGAGCAAAGAAAATTAAAGACATTCAGATGAGAGTGGATTTCATGCACGAGTGGTTGCTGATTCACAATTATAGAGTTAATATCGATAGGATAGCAAATTGGTTACGAATGTCTATAATGAGTGCTAACTATGAATCAAAAGAGATTTATAAAAAAGCTTTTCGCAGGCTCTTAGAAGTGCAGAATCTCGAAGAAGGAGATATGCCGAACGATGTGAAAGCTTACGTGCGCGATCCGATAATAGAAGACGTTCTCAAAGATCTAGAACAACGAACATACAGTTTTCAATTTAAAAAACTGCCACCAGGACACTATGAATTTATTAAAAGGATAAAAGATGTACTCGGCCCAAATCAAACAATCAATTGAAAAACTAGCACAGACAACATCTGATGCATTTGACATAATCATGTATAGGATGCTAGACGCACCGGAAAAACCGTCTCAGGATGACTTGATGGCGATGATTATGGGTGCTAAAGAATTACACGAATCACACTGCATGCGTGTGATGGAGACTATCAAAGAATGGCCTGGAAAGTCCGCAAGGAATATATTAGCGACTACGCCGGTGAAGGAAGACAAGAAATATACAGACGAAATCGAAGAGGAAATGTTCTCTAAGCCGCTTAAAAAGATGCCTATAGATAAGGCTGAACAAGCAATCGACTATCAGTCTATATGAAATTAATTCTATCATTAGAACAACCAAAGCACTTTCTAGTAGCAGAAAAAATACAAGACTATGTAGATGGATGGAAAATAAATCACATAGGATATAGCATAGCAGATCGCGAACGCTCTCACGACTGGTGGGCTAGATTAGAACGCTATAGACTAGCTAGAAAGAAGGAACTATTCGTCGACTTCAAGCTTTGGGACACACCAAACACGATGAAAATGGTCTTAGAACACGTCCTCAGAATGGGCGCAACAATGACCACTATAAGTACGTACAACAATCCCGCAGCTTTAGAAGCAGTCTCCGAATTCAAGGATGACATCAAACTACTAGGAGTTACATATCTCACATCTTGGTCAGATCAGGAACAGTACAACGTGACACGCGATATGGAACCCATTATGTGGAGAAGAGCTATAGAGAGAATGCTAGAATATAAATTCGCAGGAGTTATTTCAAGTGCTCACGATATTCATTACATTAGACAGTGGGGAGATCCGGACAAAAAACTACTAAACATCTGTCCAGGAATAACAGTAGAAACACCAGATGGATTACCGTTCCATTCAGGTCAAGTTCGCACAACTAGCATTCAGGAAGCAAAATCACTAGGAGCAGATTATATAGTATTAGGACGAGCAGTAACAGAAAGCCATGATCCAGAATTGACAATCAAAGCCATGTTATGATGAATCCTTTTCGCATTGTTTGGGAACTAATAGAGTTCGCAATACAAGCGTTATTTCTCTATATACTCGCAATAATCATAGTAATAGGCGTCTTAGTATATGGTATCGCTAGTCTAGAAAACAAGGCAGAAAAGATCATATATAAGGACAGAATAATAATAGAGCAAATGACCGTTCCAGCAGAACCCGAACCAATACCACCAGCATGCGAACGCATTGCCGGATGCCGAGTTTTAGAAGACGGATCAATTGAATACTAATCACCACCATTAATAGGAGTAATACAATGGAATGTATAGACTTAGTTAATAAAGTACAAGAAATCTATTCCCCTCAACCAATAGTAATATTCCTACTATTCGGACTTATATTCATGGGAGGAATGATGTTCGAAATGTGTAGAATAAGCGAATCAACCCATAATAAAAAACAACAATGAAACCATGGTTTAATACAGCATTAATACTCATGCTTACGTTAATATGGATAGCAATAGGGATACAACTGCACCAGAGATTAAGTCATCTAGAATCCCTTATATTATGAAGAAGTATATACACGTAAATCAGGGAAACATTAAAGGTAATCTAAAGACACGTAGAACCGGAAGAAATAAGGAACTCATGCCAGTGATTACTATTAAAGAAGGAAAGAAGAATGAATACTGTAATGCAGTCTCTATACTAGGACCATCAAAAGTAATATATGGACACGATAAACCCCTGTTATCTTGTGGTGCTAGAGTAATAATAGAGACTGAAGCAGAGATAAAAATATTGGAGTAAACAATGATTTGGATAGAATTACCTGTATTAATCATACCAATAGCTATAGTAGTATGGTCATATGTAGTGATAACGTATAGTGGATGGGGAAGTTGAATAGTAATAGGGTAAAAATCGACCCCGTTTAAAAACGGTTAATTAATATGGTTTAAGTGAGTGATAAGGCGCATTAATGTCTGTAGAGAGTGGATATAAACGGCGCCTCGCGCAGCAAACGCAAATTTTTTTAAAACGCGCCAAAAATTTCTATATAAAAGCACACTTTTAATTCGCGATAGAATTAATCAATAAAAGTACACAATTAACTCTATATAGAATCAAAGCCGTTATGAATCGCGATATACAAAAACAGAGACTCACTGTGCGAGAGCAATGTGCTCGGGAGAGGGTGGGGAAGCAACGGCAGCAGGGTCTCGTTTCGCGAGCAGGTTTCTGTGAAAAAAATAAAAAAAGATTTGCAATGATTTCAGCGGGTTAGCGTTAACGCGTTGTTATTATTACGAAACAAAACCGTTGACATTTCTCTCTCGTTGTGATATAATATATATAAAGAAATTGAGAAAATCATGAAACAATCGAGAGAGAATATTATGGGAAATGCAGTTCACGTTACTACGGCAGTAAGAGAAAACTACGGCGCACACGACTGGGATGGCGTCGGTGAATGTCCGCAGTATTGGAAGTGCAAAGGTGGTGATGACTACATCATCATTGACGCCCCTTCGGTTGATGATGCCGTTGATTTCGTATATAGTTATATTGTAGGGGATCCTAGCGTATACGTTGAGGAGACCATTTTAGGTGGCGTTGAAGTCGCTGCCGATTTCAAGACGGAACTGGAGGAGTATGCTTCCGAGAGTTTCGCAACTCGCGTCGAATGGTCTAAACGATTCGACAAGTTTCCAACCAATAAACTTTCAACATATAATATAAATTATGAAGCCGCTTGAACCGCTAGCAGAATCACAAAGTCACTGTAATGAATTCGGTGAAAAAATCGTCAATGAAATCACACAGTTAGAAGCAGACATAGCAGCTTGGAAAGCATCAGACCGGACAGACATAGCTCTCTATAATACACTAGAAAAAACCATAGAGAAGCTGTCCGGCGCTGTATCGATATATGAACAGGACGTAGCAGAACACGAATACTTAATTAACGTACATGACGGCGAGCTACTCAACTAGCTGCCGCAACAGGTGCAACGCGCTTCCATCTCTCTCGCCGCCGTTGCACCTGCCTTATTAACTAAGAGAGGTATTGCTAAGCGCCTATACGATAGAACAGGACTGATCGTAATCAGCTGTTACGGATATAGGTGTTATGTGAGCTGAGATGATATATGGTGCGCTTAATCTCTATGGACATATTATAGGCTCAGCTCATGCTACTATATATAATAGACATGGCGGTCTTAGGCTTGCGAGAAATGCAGGAAGTCACATCAGACGTACCTATAATAGACCGCCACCCGATTAGGGC